ATGGGCTTATTTGATACTTTCAAGAAACTGTTCCATCATCCCATCGACAACACATCGGCAGCAGAGCAGACTCTTCCTCCAGGCAACGATAGTCCTGTGAAGATTACATTTTCACGCGAACCCCCTGCGGACAGTCCATCGCCAGATATAGTCCCCCTCAGTCTACGTCTGAAAAAAGCTGTTCCCACAAAGAGAGGCTTGTATCCGCATGAAATCCTGATGCTTGATTATGCCCATACTTACTCTACAGACTTATCGCATCAGCATTTCCAGGGGTTCTGGTATTATGAGTATTCCGTAGAACATCCCGGAGATGTATTGAAGTCACTGGAAAAAAGAGGTTTTATCCAGCCCGGTAACCTGCGTTCTGCCATCCAGAATCAGACAGTCCCGGTAATAAAAAATGAATTGAGGGCAATCGGTCAAAAAGTAAGCGGCAAGAAGGCTGATCTGATTGACCGTCTGTTAAGCAATACTTCTCCCGAAGAGCTGGAAAAGAAATTTCCTGTACGCTTTTACGAACTGACTGAGTCCGGAACGCAGGAGCTTACGGAGAACCAATATGTCCCCTATCTCCATCGCCACAAGTATATGTCCATCTGGGAAATGAACGACCGGCTGAACCATAAGAATCCGCATCACTTTGGCTACCGTGACCTTATCTGGCAATTCTTCAATGAGGAATCCCTTAAGCATATTAATGAAGGCGAGATGGGACTTTACCGCTGTACCCGGCTCGATATGTATGAATTTCTCTTCGAAGAAAAGAAATTCGAACAGGCATTCAACTTGTTATGTGAAGTAATCGCCTATGATCTGAGTGGTATGGACAACAGCGAGTTCAGTGACATCGATGAAAAATTCCGCTTACAGCTCATACTCAAATATGATTTTCCTTACAGCCAATCAAATGCAAAGCTACCGCCAGCCATAAAGCAATGGATGGCCAATCTCCAAGGGCGATTGGAATTATCCGATGACGCTTTGCGTGAACGATTGTTACAGCAGTTCGAATCCATCAGTTTGTATCGGCGCATCTTCACCAATGCAGAATGTGTCGATATCGTAATGGCTGAACTCATTGATGACGCGGATATTCTGGATACCATTTATCACAAAGCGGAAGCCAGACTGCGCGCCCAGTTAAAAGCAATATAAAAAAGTCAGGGCAGCTGCCATTCAGTTGGAAAACTGCCCTGACTTTTTATGCTCTGATTTCCGTCCCGTCCTTGAAGGTCACCCGAATATCGTCTTTGTTGTATACCGTGATGAAGTCCACCAGGCTGCCCCACAGCCTGGCATCGAACTCCTTGATGAGTTCCTGCTCTCGAAGCTCCTGGATGAAGTTGTCCATCTGACGGCTCCGGGCCTTGCGATACTGGATGGCATCACAGGTCTTGTCGTACTGCGTCTTCGCCGCTTCATACCGGCTGACCAGTTCGTTGTAGTTTCGGTCATAATCATCCTGGTTCTGCGCGACCCTGGCGTTCTCGGCTATGAGCTGCTGTACCTTGTCGGCCAGCAGGTTCAAATCTGTGCTGAGCCTGTCCCGCTCCTCTTCCAAGGCTTCTGTGTCAGTGAGCCGTTCCTTCAGCAGTGTGATGCTGTCAAGTACGTCCGCTTTGTTTTCGATGAGCTGATTGGCGGCCCGGACGAAGGCTTCCTTGATATCATCCTCTGTCAGATGTGGTGTCTTGCAATGGCTCTTGAACTTATCGTTGCATCGGTAGATGGTCCTGCGGTACTTGTCAGTCGAATGCCACACCTTGGCCCCGTACCAGCCTCCGCACTGGCCGCACTTGATTTTGCTGGAGAAGATGGATACGCCGCTGTAACGTCCCCTGCCTTCACGCCGCTGCTTGATTTCTTCCTGCACCCAGTCGAAGACCTGCGGGCTGATGATGGCTTCGTGGTTATTTTCCACATAGTACTGCGGCACTTCCCCTTCATTCGCTTTCGTTTCTTTGGTCAGGAAGTTGACGGTGAACCGCTTCTGCAGCAGGGCATCGCCCTTGTATTTCTCATTCGTCAGGATGCTCTCTACCGTCCGCGGATACCAGCGTTTCTTTTTCGCCGGGGTTTCCAGCCCTCTGGCAGTCAGCTCCCTGGCAATGGAGTGGAAGGTATACCCGTCCAGGAACAAACGGTAAATCAGTTTCACCGTCCTGGCCTGTTCCTTGTTGACGGCCAGATTCCCGTCAGGCCCTTTGTCATAGCCGAGAAAATGCCTGTAGGGAACACTCACCTTGCCATCAGCGAACCGCTTCCGATGGCCCCAGGTGACGTTTTCCGAGATGCTCCGGCTTTCTTCCTGTGCCAGGCTGCTCATGATGGTGATGAGCAGTTCTCCTTTAGCGTCCAGCGTCCAGATGTTTTCCTTCTCGAAATAAATCTCGATGCCCTTATCTTTGAGTTTCCGCACTGTGGTCAGACTGTCGACGGTGTTTCTGGCAAAGCGGCTGACCGACTTCGTAACGATGAGGTCGATTTTCCCATCCATGGCATCCCTGACCATCCGCTTGAAGCCATCGCGGTGACGCGTGTTAGTAGCCGAGATGCCTTCATCGGTGTAGATGCCGACAAATTCCCAGTCATCCCGTTCCCTGATATAGTTCGTATAATAATCGACCTGTGCTTCATAGCTGCTGATCTGGTCATCATGGTCCGTGGAAACCCGGGCATAGCCAGCTACTCTCCGCTTCTTCCGGCTGTTGATTGGGGCCGCCGTATAACGGCTGATGGTGGCCGGGATGGCCCTTACTGTCTTTGCCACTTTTCTCTACTCTCCTTTCTCCGTGCCTTGGGACGCCGCTTGGATGGCGTAGGCGTATAAGAAATCTCTTCTGTTCTCCCACTCTTGAAATGGACAGTCAGGCAGTCTGGCTTTCCGGCTTCGATAAATTCCACTTTCTCCCGGAATCTATCCTCATCAAAGTTCTCTAACCCCATGGCCTCTGCGGCCACACGCTTTAGGTCATCTTCCCGGATGCTGACCGATTCACATTTGCCGCCTTTGCTGCATCGCCAATAAACAGGCCTGTCATGCTTCGTTTTGCACCGCCGGAAAGAGGATCCGCACAAGGCGCACCGGACACGTGTCGTAAAGGCGGAGAACCGTGTTCCCTTGCCATTGGACATGTAGTTTTTCATCCATGCCCTCTGGCGATCCTTATACTCATCGGTCCAGCAATCCTTCTTCGCCGTTGATACCCAGTGCCGGATAAGTTTCTGTCCGTTTTTCATACAGAAAACCATCACATGGTATTCTGGCACTACTATCTTTTCGACCCGGTCAAGAAACGCCTGCTCATCGAAATCATCCAGGCCTAGGACTTCTGTACTCTCCTTCACAAGGACTGCATGCGGGATACTGCCTTTTGCGCCGCAATTCCGGCCTTTCAGTTTATGGGAGCCGCAATCCCAGAATTCTTCAAAGCCCCGGTCTGTGCGGCGATTGTGCATATAACTCCGACCGCAGATGCCGCATTTGATTTTTCCCGTGAAGCAGGTCGTGTTCAAGGACTTATTGGCCAGCGCCCCCAGTTCCTTCCGCCGCGCCATCTCCTGCTGTACGTAATCAAAGGTTTCCTTGTCGATGATAGGCTCATGCGTGTTTTCAACATAATACCTAGGAAGTTCGCCCCGATTCTTCTTCCGCTTCTTGAGGATTGGATCCGTCACATATTCTTTCTGGAAGAGCATATTGCCAGTATAGGTGATATTGGTCAGAACGACCTTGATGTTGGAATCCATCCAGCGGCAGCCATTCCGAGTCGTGATGCCCTCGGCAGCAAATTCCCGTTCTGTTTCAAGCCGGGATTTGCCATCAAGGAAATTCTGAAAGATGCGTCTGACAACAGCTGCTTCCTCAGGGACTACCACCAGGTTATCTCCTTCCCAGCGGTACCCGTAGACACGGAATCGGCCGTTGGGGTTCCCCTGCTCAAACTGTTTTTTGATGCGCCATCGGATATTTTCACTGATGGAACGGCTCTCTTCCTGGGCGAAGGAAGCCAGGATGGTCATCATCAGCTCGCCGTCACCGTTCATGGTATGGATATTCTCTTTTTCAAACCAGACTTCGATGCCCAGCTCTTTCAAATGCCGGACGGTACGCAGAAGGTCTACGGTATTGCGGGCGAAACGCTGGATGGACTTGGTCAAGATAATGTCAATCTTCCCGGCCTCGGCATCTTCCAGCATCCGCCGGAATTCCTGCCGCTTCTTCATCCCCGTCCCGGAGATGCCGTAGTCGGCATAGACCCCGGCGTATTCCCAGTCCGGGTTCTTCTGGATGAGACTGCTGTAATAACTGACCTGCGCCGAAAGGGAATGGTGCATTCGCTCCGATTCCATGGAAACGCGGGCATAGGCTGCGACTTTCTTTCGTTGTTTCAAATTGGGTATGCTTCGTTCAATCTTACGGATACTCCGCATAGAATCAGCTCCTTTCGACACTATATATCACTCTGTTTGATACAATTATCAAGTGTATAAGTCCCCGGAAAACGGCTGATAGCGGCGAATCATCTCCTGCTCGAAGTCCCGGTACTCCTTCCCGGTGATGAGCTTTTCGGCCAGCATCCGCCTTGCCAGATACATCGCCATCTGGAAGGCTGTTTCATTTTGAAACGACCTCTTATCCATGGCGGACACCTCCGAACCGATATGCAATATAGCAGGCATGGGAGCAGAACTTCCGATGGCTGTTGCCGTAGACCATGAATTCCTTCCCGCAAGCCGGACAGGTATAGGTGTAGACTGCCTTCCGCTTCACCAGCTCCAGATGTGCATTCCACCACTTGTTCCGGCAGGAATCCGAACAGAACCGTTTCCGCTTCCGTCCAGGATTCTGGGCAATGGGCTTTCCGCACTGCTCGCAGACTGCCCCATTTGTTCTGGCTGCCAGGCTGTGCCGCCGGCAGAACGACTTCACCGTATTGATGGAAATCTGGAGCCGAGCCGCTATCCTGCCATACCCAGCCCCATCCCGGCGCAGGGCAATGATCTGTTGTTTCTGTTCGTCCGTCATGATGGACACCTCCTGAAATTTTGGTCTTCAGGAGTAATAGGACAGAACAGCTATCGTTAAGTACTTCAAAAGAAAAAATTACGGATGCCCATGTGAGCATCCGATTTTTCATTACTCGTACTAAATAATAAGTACGGCTGTGCTGTACCTATAGTAGCTGTCGTTTCAGTGTGTTATAATTAAAGAAACTCAATATAAACACACCACGGCTTAGAAATTTACAGACGGTGTGTACACAAGGAGCTTCTATGGCCGCTATCGTCACCTTGAATCAAGACAGCCCTTCTGTCCAATATTTATGCAAAAAAGATAACCGACTGGCAAAAGTCATCAGCATGGTTGGCCCGATTGCCTATGAACCACACACTGATAATCCCTTTCCTTTTCTAATCCATGAAATCATCGAGCAGATGCTGTCAGTAAAAGCCGGAGCCAAAATCTATGGGCGGCTTGAAAAATTGTGTGATGATCAGATAACCCCGGACGCTATTTAGAAACTCTCCGTTGAGGAAATCAAGGCAATCGGCACTTCCACTGCTAAGGCCAACTATATAAAAGGCGCAGCTTTAGCCGTCTTGTCAGGAGAACTCGATTTTACGAAGTTTCCTGATAGGACAGATGCAGCTGCGCTAAAAGAATTAATCAATCTTCATAGCATTGGTACTTGGACCGCAAAGATGTATTTAATTTTCATTCTGGATAGACAGGACCTCTTGCCATTCGAAGACATTGCCTTTTTACAAAGCTATAAATGGCTTTACAAAACAGAAGATGTGTCGAAAGCATCTATAGAAAAGAAATGTAAGAAGTGGAAACCTTATTCTTCTGTAGCGGCTAAATTCATTTACCGAGCTTTGGACATGGGCTTTACGAAAGAAGAATTTCATTTATTTAAGGAGGTTGTATTTTAATGCCTAAGAAAGAACGAAAGTGGCATCCAAAATTTTTAGAGTATATGGACATGATTATTCATCATCCAAATTATCGTGGACTTCGTATTGATAAAAAAGCTGACGGAACATATGCATGGATTGCAACTGCCAAGTCTGAAGTAGGCAAAGCCCGTATTGCTTGGTGTGAAGAAAAAGCCAAAGAATTGGGCATCCCTATTCAACCTGGGGTTTATGCTGATGTCATGCTTGCCATTCACCCCACCAAATGGAAAGTTTGTCAAACGTGTGGAAATGAAATGTCATTGTACTATCATTACCCTAATGCAAACTTTTTAAAATCTCTAAACAATAAGTTTGGTACTAATTTCACAGATTGTGACCATATTCAAAACATATGGGATGCATTAATTGCGATGGGGATAAATAAAATAGATATTGCCAATTTTCTTATCCAAAAGGGAGAATTACCACTGAATCCGTCCACTGCAACAAAGGATGAAGTTATCAATGCCTTGGAATATGCTTGTCGAAAAGGAAATAAAAAATGCTTAGGCCCTGGTGCAATGTCTAATTTCCCTGATCGTTTTGATGGTTTCCATACCTATAACAGATGCTGTCGATCCACTCAAGATAAAGGACGTTCAAAAGAAAACCTGAAATCTTATACACAAGATAGACGTGCTTATGAGTACTGGAGTGATGGGAATATACGTGCCGCAAATCAATTTATGGGCAGTGATTTTTTTAAAGGCACTTCAGCAGATCATACTGGCCCAATTTCCCTTGGATTTGTTCATGATCCCAGATATTTGCAACCGATGTCCAGCCATGATAATTCAACCAAAAGAGATCGTTTGCAATATGAAGACATTGAAAAAATCATCAAGACTGAAAATAAAACGGGCATTTATCCTATGTCTTGGTATTCTCGACTCATTTGGGAACATATTGAGCTTAATTATAAAGCACATCCTGACAAAGTTCCCGTGCTATATAGAGATGCATTAAAGCAAAATATGGCAAATTTCATGTTTATATTGAAAACAATACTAGAAAGCTGTCCGATTTACGGTAAAGAGTTTTTAACGCATGCTTTTCTTGAACCCAAATATCATTACTTCAATAATTCTTACTCTTTCAATAAGGATGGAGAAATTACGGAAATTAAGCCCCGACATTTTACCGATAGAAGTAAATCTGAAATTGAACGTTATAAACGAGTCGCCATAGAGTCTGTCTATGATTATAATAATAAAGAAAATCGAAATCTTGAACCGAATTTATCATTTTCGCAATTGAAGCAGCTACACTCTATCTGCACAGAAATTGAAGCGCACGGATATTCTGAATTTCTTAAGAATGAAATCGTTAAATTGATTGAAGAAATAGAAAAGAACGCAATTAAAGGTTTATAACAAAGTGAAGGCGAGTTAACACAAGATTCTAAATTAACTCGCCTTCACTTTGTTTACATGAAATCAAATAATGATAATTGCATATCTGCTTCTATTTTCTTTTTTCCCATCTTCTTTGATTTAGTCAAAGGGATTGTGTTGTAACTGCCATCATCAACATTAAGGTCATTGTCCATATTAGTGTCACCTTTAGCATCCATTGAACGAGCAATGTATTCTTCTGCCGAAATTTCATCTTTAAAAAATTGCAATATGTTAGATGTATAATCACTGTCGTACATAGCCGTTTCGGAACATTCGACCTTTTCAAGATCGAAAATGGTTTCATAAGCAGAAATTTGTTGATTTGGATTAGGTGTAACTTCATTGGGAAAAATATCAGCAGGTTTTATCCCCAAGTCTTTGCGCGTACAGAGAATGATAACTCTTTTTCTCCGTTGCGGAACAGCATAGTGACTTGCCATAAGTTTCCTGCCTTCTGTATAATAGCCCAATTCCGAAAAGAGCATAATAATATCTTGATAGGTTTTGCCCCCTTGATAACTCAAAATACCTTCAACATTTTCAAATACAATTACCTTTGGATTTACGCCTGAAACAATATCGACAAAATGTCGAAATAATTGATTCCGAGGGTCATCTTTCATTCGCCACCCAGCCATAGAGAATCCTTGACACGGAGGCCCTCCACAGATAATATCTGCTTTACTCTCAATGCCCTTTTTGATAAGTTGTTGTTTTATACTTTCATCAGTGATATCTCCACAAATCACCGGAATTTCAGGATTATTTACTTTTAAAGTTATACAAGCAGGTTCTACGATATCATTTGCCACCATAGCATGTATGCCTGCAAGTTTAAACCCATAAGTCATTCCTCCAGCACCTGAAAACAAATCGACTGATGTTGAGCATCCAGTTTTTTCCTTAATAGAGCGGCCAATGTTATAAGCTAATAAAACTGGAACCGCATTTCCAACCTGCTTCAACATATCTGTTTTATTACCCAAGAAAAAATATGAATCCGGAAAACTTTGAAACCGTGCAGCTTCACGTACGCTTAATACTCGATTATGGACTGGATGAACATAGGTTCCATTTCCAGGTCTATTAAAATATGTGGTTATCGTATAGGAAGGAAGCGAATAATCAATTCTCCCATATAAAGTTGTTCTGCCACCAGTCTGAGTGATTTTCAATAAACGCTTTGACTTTTTTACGGTTTCCATTGGGATGTTTTTCCAATTACCACCTTGCGGTACAGGCTTTATCATCTCCATATCCAAATCACTTAACTTAGAAGTAGTGTGGTTAAGAATTTGTCCATTTGCTAACTTTGTATACTTCTTGATAATTCCAGCGACCACTTTCAAATCAAAAGTGGTATGTGAAGTATTAGATAATACATCATCTAATTTCAGTTCACAAGTCAAGAGTTTTGAACACGTTTCATATGTAATGCCAGGAAGCAATATTCCTAAATCATGGGCAAACAGAGAAAGTAACTTTTTCTTGCTAGTAAAAATAGTACCTTTTATACTTTCGTCCTCTGTTTTGACGGTTTCTGTTCTTAACATTGGTAAGCCATACGCTTCCCGTACCAAAATCTCAATTTCATCCAGTAATGCCGGCTTATTGGTTCTTAATAGTTGACGGACCAGATTGGAAATTGCTTTTTTGTTCTTATAAGAAATTGGTATCGGAAAATTATTAATTTCATAGTTGTTAATATGATTATTGCTACTGGTCAACTTGAAATACCAGTTAATTAAAGGTGAGTTTAAAATCCCCATTAAAAAGTAGATATCTACTTCGTCTGAGTTTTGCTCAATAGAAATAAAATTGCAACTATTACCCAGTACATAATTTTCAGGAACTAAAGAAAATGCTACTCTTCGTTCTTTAGCAATGTTAACAATCTGTTGGCAAGCCAAACGCGGACTTTTGATATATTTACATTTGGGTGTTTTTTCGATGAAACCAACATCAACATATTCTTTTTTTGAAGTATCAACTAAAGAATAATAACCGATATTTCGGCCTCTTAGTAATTGATAACCGGTGTTATTTGAAGTAATTGAATCTTTATTGAGAGTAAGATCTAATTCGCCACGGAAATTTTTTAAGTAACTAATTTCTCCAATCTTAGGATGTATAAGCATTTGATCTCGTTGAGCGTATTGTTCCTTTTCCAAGATAAGTATAGCGTTGTCTGCTGATTTATCAATTACATCAGATGCTGCAATGCAAATAGTAGATTCGTCATCCCCGTGGAATGACCCGTTAATAGAGATGTCTTTTGTTTTTTCACCTTTATAAAATAACATTGCACATAAAGCTTGTGAAGCATCTACAAAATTACTATCTTCAGAGATTACCCTGACCGCCTTTAGTGAAGATGTATTCAGTAAAAGTGTTCGTAATTTTGAACAAGTTTTGTTAGAAAGAATCGAAGCTGGAATTAAAAGATACCCGATACCTTTAGGGGCTAGGTACCGCTGTATAATTTCTTCCACAAAAAGTTTGTAAATATTTATTGTTCCTGCAGATGAATTGGGAAAAAGTTTTTCAGCAATCTTTTTGATTTTAGAATATTTAGCCTTATCTCTTTCATATTCATCTGCATCAGTATAATGACTTTTTTCAGCCTTTAGGTTTTTATATGGTGGATTAGTAACAACGAAATCAAATCCATCTTTCACAACGTCCGTAGGAAAAACTTCTGTTATTGGAATATAATGCATAACAGTTGCATCTAAATCTATAAGTAAGCCAGACCCAATATGCGATGCAAAGTATTTATCGTCCAGTTCAATCCCAAATAAATGTTGAGCATAAAGAGTTAAATTTTTCCGATATACTGCAAGTGCTGTATTATTAATATCACAAATATAAATATTATTAAGCAAAATTTTATACTCTTCAGTCGTATACCCAAGTTCTTTGCATACCCGTAGATAAGCAAAAACAAAGTTGCCCGTTCCTACACATGGTTCTAGAAAGGTACACTTATACAATGTTTTCCTTTTTTCAGAGGAAAGACTGTCTATCATTTCTTTCATCATCGAAAAAGTCAATTTTAAATCTGTATAGTAACTACCGGTTTGCTTTCGATATAAAGAGTTTAAAGAATGTTCGACCTGATATCCGTCATTCCCCATAGTTTCCCAGATAGTTTTTTCATTCATTAAGCTCATTTAAGCCCTCCTAAAATTCATTCGATAAGCCATCCCAAAATCTAGTAACTTTAATATAGTTGCTTTTACTTCTTTTTCCTAATATATTTTCCCGTATGAATTCTGGCGTCATTTGGCTTTTCTGCAGAAACAGGTATAGCCCATACCCTTCCAAACCGTTCAGCTCCATCAATTCTCCTAGTACTACAAAGCACCTGTATACGGCGAACTGAAATTCCCCATTTGACAGAGGCTTCTTTTATTGTCATATACTCCATTTTATTCTCCAAACAAAACATTATACGTATGTCTAATTTTATACCATTAAGCGAACAATATCAAGCAGTAATCAAATCTCCTAATGAATCTCAAAACCGATTTACAAAGACTTCATAAAATTCACTACGTTTCTCTTCATCCTCGAAATCTGCATCAATGAACTTCTGCAATTCTTTCTTCATTAATTCATACGTAGAAGAGGACTCTTTGACATCAGCATAAGCAGTGTGGACCATTTCGCCGTACACGCCACAAGTGATAGCGTCGTAATGAGGGCATCGTTCTAAGGTAATACGGCATTGCCCTTTATATTCTTCATCTTTTAGAACTTTGCCGCCTTCAGATCCAATCTGATTTAACTCTTCGTAAGTGTTTTCCACATGTTGCGCCCCCTCCCACTTAGCTACGCCGACATTTCTTATTTTTTTATTATAACATAAAAAGCCGGTATAGAACATCTGTTCATTGTTCCATACCGGCTTTTCTCATGCAATCTTCTGTTTAATATCCGCTACGATGGCTTTGACTGCCTGTTGCAGCAAGACGATGTAGAGCCTGTTCCGGATTTTCACCCACCAGCTCGTTGTGGTCTGGATTTCTGCTTCCAGCGGGTCGGTGAGGTTCTTCATCTGCGCTTCGACGAGCTTCTGCACATTATCGAGGTCGATGGCTTTGATGGCTGCTTCGGCTTCTTCCCTGGCAAAGGATACCACCGTAGCAGCTACGGCGTTCTTGATCTCTTCACGATTCATAATCATTTCCCTCCATAGATTAACAGTTCATAATCTGTCACTCCCCTGGCGACAGCCCTAGCCAGGGCATCCTGGGCATTGGCAAGGATATCTTCATCGCCGGGATTGGTGATGAAGGCCAGCTCGACCAGGACGGCTGGCATGTCCGTGTTCGTGAGGACATACAGTCCGTTGACGCCAGGCGTGGCAATCTTCACGCCACGGTCAGTGGTATCGAGGGCATCGACCAGCTGACGCTGGATGCAGTTGGCCAGCATGCTGCCACGATAACTGCCGGCGCAGGCCCAGGTTTCTGTGCCGTTAGCTTCCTCGGCTTCGGCGGCATTGCAGTGGATGGATAGGAAGATGTCGGCATCACTGGTATTGGCAGCCTCGCAGATTTCTTCCAGACTGTTGAACTGGAGCAGCTCGGTTTCTACGCCGGCCGCATTCAGATAGCTTGCGGCAGATTTGCCCACGGCCAGGGCCACATCACATTCACGCAGGCCCGTTTCACTGTTGACGGCTCCCGGGTCGGGGTAGCCATCCGGCGCATGGCCGGGGTTCAGGAATACTTTCATTGCTTTTCTTCTCCTTTCTGATGAACGACAGACTTCACAGTGCCGCCGATGTACCCGATCAAGCCAGAGGCAATGGACATGGCCAGCTCATTGAGGGCATAAAAAATCGCCAAGATCAGTGCTGTGACCAGCCCGATGATGACGATGCAGTCGGGGATATTCACTTTCTCAAACATGCCTTACACCGCCTTCGGCGTGACGGTTACGGTGCCGTCCTTGCGGACGATATCGAAGTCTTCTATGGCCAGGATGCGGTCTGCCGCCGAGCTCCAGTGGCTGTCTGCTTTATATGCATCCAAAGCGGCTCTGGGAACCAAGATTTTTGCCGATGCAGGTACACCTTTGTCCGCATCGGCGGCATCCTGCATGACAAAATCCACCTTAACATTATCAATGATGTTATTGTATTTCCGGACGCTATATTTTGAAGTAATGCTCAATTACGATGATAACCTTGTTTTCTTCAAAGATGTCCTCACATCCCTCCGCTGTAAGAACAGAGACCAGCATGCGGATAATGTCGCGGCCCGTGTAGAACTGCCCTGCATCTACATTCTGGAAGAATCGTCCAATGAGATTTTCAAAGATATACCCCATTCGAACAGAATCAAAATGTGCCGGAGAAAGATCTAGGTTGGAAAAATCTTTAACCACGTTGTAAAGGCATCCTTCGAAATTCATCTTGTCAATTTCATTATCGATGTGCAGCCCACCTTTTTTCTCCTCTTTTTCCGTACCATAAAGAATCTGCTGGACATTGGGAGAGAAACCCTTGATATATGCCTTGAAGTTTTCAGCCAAATGGTCTGAATCATTTAAAAGTTCTTTCAGGCTAAACTGTGATTTATTATAAAAGGGAAATCCTGTCCTTTTATACAATTCCAGATCTGCCATCTCTGGATGCTTGTTAATCGCTTCAAGCACCCTGTCTTTTGTTGGTTCAAGGCAGCATTCAAACCTACGGATAATGGTCATTGGAATAATGACATCACCGTATTTGTCAGGCATGTATGCTCCTCTGATGTTATCAGCAATCCCCCAGATAAAATTGGCATCATCAACGATCTCGCCGGAACCTTCAAGCGGATTGAATTTGACATTATCCTGTACCATTTATAACTCCTTACTTATTTTTAATCAGATTATCTTTTTTACCCCTGTTGTCTATATATCCAATAGGATGATTAAGTTTTTTTTGCACTCATTAATAGCTTGGTCAGTTCATCCAACTTTTCTTTGAACGGCCGGTCTTCTGCATAATTATAAGCCAAAAGCTGAACCTTACTGATAAGCTCCACCGTCGAGCTTGCCAAAATAGCAAAGGAATAATCCTAATACTCGCCAAAGGAGAATTAGAAATAAAATTTTACCGAGGAGGAAGCTCACGTTGTATAGGCAATTCTGTAGATAAAATTGACGGGTCAAAGAAAACGCAGTAAAAGAAAAATACTATTCCTCCCAAAATAAGCATGGTCAGTATTAATCCCACGAAACTTCTTTCATCCATATTTTTGAAAAGTCCTCGGATTATAGCCAGGACAAACAGCGCAACTAAAAACCATACCATGTAACGCATGATATTCACCTCAATACTGCTTAATCCACCCAACTACAATTCTATCCGCCGGAAGCCAATCCACATCTTCTAAGTGCTCTTTATCCAGCCAGCGGGCGGCCATATGCTCTAACAGCGTCAGGTGCCCTGATGTTACGGTGCATACGTAGCACCTCATGGACAGGTGAAACAGGGGGTAGTCGTATTCAACGGTGCCCAGGTACTGGCCCACAGAAATTTCAGTAGCAAGCTCCTCCTCAATTTCACGCTTCAGAGCCGCCTCTGGGGACTCCCCTTTTTCTATTTTACCACCGGGAAATTCCCAGCCGCCTTTAAATTCTCCGTAGCCGCGTTCAGTTGCATACACTTTCCCATCATGCATAATGACCGCAGCTACCACATTAACTGTTTTCATGTGTCTTCACCATTTCAACTTAAATCTTATATTTTTTACCCCACTCTAGCAGTTTAGAGAAATCATTTTCTTTTTCAAGGCATGCATTATTTATCTGAGATTCTCTCGTTTTGGAGTTAGCACGTTCCTTTTGTTGAGCTAATTCATTCTCCTTTCGCTGTTTTTCCCTATTCAGGCGACGCTTTTCTTTTTTTATTCTTCTTTTTTCCCCTTCTAGTTTATTAAAACTACTTTTTAAAATAGCCTGGACTCTTCTTCGCTCTTTCTCTTCCTCTGCTTTCTTCTTCTGTTCAGATTTACTCATTTTATGTTTATGACGAGGATCTAGGTATTCGAAGCCTTTAGGATAGACAACTTCTTCTCTTCATATCCTAAGAATGTGACATCATCAATATGCAGCAGTCTGGCTAATGTGGCACTCCTAATAGCAAGCGCCAACCGTACATCTTTAATTCGAGAGTAGTATTTTGGTGTTTCAGAAAAATAGACATTGTTAATTTTTCTATCATACCAGCGCGGCATACTTTTCCCCCCTCTTATTAGAATCGAACAGTTTTTCTCAGCACTTGATATTTAATCCCCTGGTGAACATAAACAACACTAAGTTTTGCCGATACTGCCCCTATTTCCTTAAAATGCCGGGTATCAAAAGCATAGAACGCTGTGCCAAACTTAGATAGCAAAATAGCCCATAGAGTCTATTTCTCTACAGGCTTTTTGTTTTTCCACTCATCAACTATTGGGCGCACATACTTCTCTTCAGCGGCCTTTCTAGCCTTTATGGCATCCTGTATATTCACAAACATGCCAAGCTCATGTGTCTTCCCTCTGAAACAACATTTTACTGCTTATTCACCAATTCTTGATATTTCTCAAATTCGGCTTTAGCTACTTTTATCACTTTACGGTAAAGGTCCTGATACTGACCTAAATCAGTGTAATGGACAACTTCACCCGTCCGGTCAAACGACCGAAGGTCCGCGCCAAATACATCTCCATGTCCAGCATGACCACCTCTGCCGATGATTAAGCAATCATGGTATGGGTTAACATAGAATGTATAGTAAGATCCTATTCTGCTACCACCAGAAGAACAATACGCCACAGGAACCAATCCAAAGTCACGAAACATCCGCATAGAGTAAGAAGCAGTACTGGAAACGACACCATTCTCCATTGACATGTCCGCCACAACGAATCCATGATACGGACCATACCCTTCGTTAGGAGCTATTGATTCCGATGTTCTAGCCTGACAGCTACCTGCTAACGATAATGTAAGTAAAGCTGCTGCCAGTAGACTTTGTACTTTTTTCATTTTGTTCTTCCCCTCTCAATAATAAATATAAGTTTCTATAACCATATCAACTACATTTGTATACAAATTATTTATTTCCCTGATCTTTTTCAGTTTTGAGCATTTACATATTTGGCTATCTTTTGAATGACTTCATTAACAACACCTTCCAGGAAATTCCCCGCAAAATCTTCTACAATGCTGTGATTAAGTCTTTCCCTGTAATCTTCTTTGCTTTCATTGTCCTTTGGTGCAAAATGGTGTTCTCTAACCCAGGAATCGATTTCCTCTTTCGTAGGAGCTGGAAAGCTGTGAAGGTATACAATATGCTTATCCTCATAGGTATTTACCATTGGTTCATCAACATCTGCCAATTCGTTGAACATGCGCCCATTCTCATCCATGAACAAACGAATTTCCTGGTCATCCTTCATGTACAGGGACCTTATATAGGACATCACCAGAGCTCTAGCTATAACCGCTTCTACGCTGCCTTCACTGGATTCCATGATTTTCTCCTTTCATAAGAGCTTTCTCATATTATTTTTATTGTATCGCCGCTTAAATCCGTAGTATACCCCTGTTCCTATTTGATATAGAATGCATTACCCGCTATGATTTATTGTAATAAAAAAAAGGCCGTTTTCCGGCCTTTGGTGTTGTTTACCTGAAGGTTATGCTAAGCATCCCCTCGCCCATCCACCAGCTGGTTTCTTCCAATGGGTCCTCCGCGAAGGCTTCCTTTGCTTCGCGAATCATTCTGTCCATTTCATCTTTCCCGAATTTTTCGCTTGCTGCCTTCTTGCTGATTTTTCTTCCGTCCAGTTCAATGATGGTTCTCATTTTGTTTTCCTCCCTTTCTTTGGGGTGTTTCCCCTTTTCTTGTGTATATATATCACTCTAAAGTCAGATAATAGCAAGTCAATTATCGAAAGAAATAGCAAAAAGCCCCATAGAGGCTATTACCTCCATGGGGCTATTTCTATTTCTTTATATAGGCCGCTACGGCCAGGATGGCCACACCCCACCCCAGATCCCGCTGCAGTCTAAGTCTCTCCTTTTCCTTCTTCTCCTCTTTCGCGTATTCCGCTAAGGATTGATTGGCTTTCTCCAATAAGGCTTCCTGCTCTGTCGCTGTTTTCCTCAAGCCGGTCAGCTGTTCGCTGAGCCTCACTGATTCCGTTTCTGCCTTCTTCAATTTGGTCTGTGATTCCGTCAGCTCTGTCTTTAGCGTTTCCGAGTTCTTCTTCTGTTCTGCGTTCACTTTCTGCAGCTCGGTTAAGTTGCTCTCGAGCTGCCCCAATTCCGTCTCCGTTACTCGGTACGTTTTCTCGGAAGCATAGGAAGCCCCCGGCAAAGCCAACAGCAACGCCAAGCACGAAGCAAAGCAGATACCTTTTAATGTCTTCATAGGTCCTCCACGTCATAGCACATAATCTCCATCAAAAGTTTCACCACCAATCACCAGCTCATTTGTATCCTGCCAAAGCGTAGCCCTGTCAAAGGAGCAGCTATCACCCCACTCTGCGCACCAGAAGGGAACATAGTCGGCAAAGGAATCTACGTCGATTTTATTCAAGAGCCAGTCAAGGCTTGCATACACGCCGCAGGAATACCCCTGGCGGTTGCACTCCAGGACGAAATCAAAGCACATATCCGTGATTTCTTCATTCCCCGGCATGCCGTGTCTTGCTTTGTACCCGTCAGCATCCTCCATATCGAACCAGCAGCCCATAGGAAGGTCCTCAGGTTCAATGCCGGCATCTGCCAGAATACCCAGCATGAACTTGGCTTCTCCCTCAGCAGCTACCTCGTCCAAGGCATAGCTGTAATAGTAGACGCCAACCTTGAGGCCGGCTGCCAGGGCTCCGTTGTAGTTTTCATAAAACCTGGAGTCCAGATGCCCTCTGCCATAGCCCAGGCGGATAATAGCAAAGGAAATACCTGCTGCCGCTACCGAGTCCCAATCGATGGTGCCGTTGTTCTCAGAAACATCAATGCCTCGCTCCATATTACAGCCTCCCCTTCAACCGATTGACAAGACGGGTGAGGGATTCCACGCCTGCGTCACTCAAATTTTCTACAATGGACAAAAGCTCGGTAATGGTCATATAGGACACCACCAGGTTTGTCAGATCCGTAGGTCCATGCATCTCAAAAGAAATGAGGTCGCACAGTGCGGCCCCAAATAAACAGATCATATATACAATGAGTTTTGCAATCCCCTGCTCCCTCATAATAGAACTCTTTATCCTTCCTGCCCTCCTCGCAGCCGGTACTCCTTTAATGGAAGTCCAGAGAGAGGGCTTCTCCTCTCCCTGCTCCAGTAAGAACCCGTAGCTTATCGCAATCCACCGGGTGAAGCAGTCCAGGAATACCAGCCAGGCAAAGGACATAAAAATAATGGCCTCGGCATTGAGCACGAAGGCCATGAACACTCCCACTACCACCTTGATGGGAAAGTAGGACATTAAACTGTCAAAAGCATGCTCCATAGAAATACGCCTCCTTAAAACTAATACGAATATCCCGGGATGAGCTTCTTTATATTTTCTTTGACGATAGGCCAGTTCTTCACATATTCCAAGCTGTAGACAGCATGGATTTCTTTGCTGTAATCGTATTGAGCGCCGGTCTGTTTATTTACCGTGAGGAAATAGGAATAATCACTTCCCACGCCTATAATGTACTTCCCGTTTTTGAGTTTTCCAACCTTAATCAGCCACCATGCCGAGAAGAGGAAATACGGCCGGTTCCAGTCGAATTGGGAAACCTGGTATACCACGTCCCCCGTATCAGTGAGGATTGTAAAAGATTGGACATTATAGGGATATGGACTGTACCCATTCACCCGGATTTTATATCCATCATTCAGCGGGAACGTGCCGGAGAAGGGTTTTCCATGCGTATAGTAAACATGCGAGCCCTGGCACTTGGCTTTCGTATAGGCATCCAGCTGGACGTTGACACTTTTCTTTGTGTAATAATTCTTGATATAAGCACTTGATACCGATGAGGGAGAACCATGAGTAGGATTCTTGTTGTAGTATTCCGGGAACTCCTCAAAATACTCCAGATTGCTATTTGGAATATATTTATTGCCAAACGCAGAATAGCTGCCGGTCCCCAGGGTGATATAGCTGGAGTAATAGTAGAAAGGATACCAGTAATAATAATCGGAAAGCAGAGAGATTGTTGTCAAAACTTCAGGCGGTGTCTGTTTGTCATTTTCGATACTGTATTCCACCCCGGTGATTTCCGTTCCCCGGATGATATTGAACTTGGAGGTGGATTTAGGGGCAAGCCCAGTGGAGCCAACCACGGTTCCCGCATCCAGGCGCACCTCCAGGAGATCCATTGTGGTGTCATCTTTTCCGTCACTTGATATGACATGGGAATCGGAATAGGAAATCGGAGCATGGAGGAAAATCTTCACCCTTTTTGTGGAAATGGTGTCATTGTACACAATGCGATAGATGGTATCATTTCCCAGAATATGCCCGAAGATATTTACAATGCTCTGCACGATGCCGCCTTGGGGATATTCCTTGATGGGCCAGCTTTCCTTCCATTCATAGTCTCCGGCTTTTACGATATCCATATTCCAGGAAAACCATGGATAAGCCATGCCACGGGCGCTGGAACTCAGAAAGCCATACCAGCTTCCATCGCTGTTGATATGAAGGCCGCTGAGATAAGCCCCTGCGCTCTCTACATAGGCTCCAGGCCTTTTATAGAACTGCTGCAGGCGGCCAAACTTCATCACTTCTCCGCTGCTATCCCCGCCATCATGGACCTGCTGGAGCTTAGCAGCTACTTCGGCTTTGGCATGGTCGCGGTATTTGTCTATGCTATATTCTTTGACAATTCTGCCGTTTCTTCTGATAATGACAGCTCCATGCTCGTTTCCGTATTTAGCATCTTTGTTAGGGAACCGCTTCACCGGATAAATCCAGCCGTACTCAGGATTGGAGAGACTTGACGGGCTTGCGCTGCCACCAACATTGGAATAAACCTTATTCGGTGGATCGGTGACATATCTGTAAGCCCAGGCAAAGAAGGCATAGCAGTCATATTTAATATCTCTCCCAGGCGGCTCTCCGCTATAGGAAGAGCCGGTTGCGTCAATGGTGAGAAGATTTCCTTCCTTATCCACGCAGGCATCCATCACGGGGAATATCCCCAGCGATTCACCGGTCACAAGATTGTACCACTGAAGTTCATCGCTTCTGCCATTTGGGGACCGTTTTGCCCCATAGGAGTGGAGGCCATCAGAAACAAAGGCCATGAGCTCTGCATTGGAGATTTCCTTTGTGGTGTCATTATAATCGGTCACGGAAGCGACGGTAGGCAGTCCATCAGAATAATCATAACAAAGGCCCACCGGCATAACTCCAGAATGCGGAACCGGAACGTCCTGGTAACCAGCGGTCTGGTGGCCATAAATCACCTTGCCATCCGTCCAGACTTCCTGCCCGTCCACGATATTAATATCCCCCATGGCCCGCAGGATATTTCCATGGCTGCCTCGAACGATAGAGCCTTCCACCGTTACTTTATCTCGATAAATCATGCTATGCCCCCACAATGACTGCTATACCACCAGAGGTAATTTCACACCAGACATACATGCCTTCCACAATGTTTATGTCCATGGCGGCGGTGTATGAATAATTTTTGGAACCAATCGTCACATGCTGCCCATGGACCACGCCCTGCTTGATGGTACTTTCCCTTTTGGTCGAGCTTGCTGTGTTTTTCTTTCTGCTCATTTCTCTAAACAGTTCTTCCAGTCCTGCCATGCCGGTCATCAGTACCACCTCTTTAAAACTACAGACTGCTTGAGCTCCGTAGGAGTTTGTGTCACATGATTGGATTCCAGGGAATACACATTCCCATCAAAGGTAATTTTGTCGGTAAAATCAATCACGTGGCCATACTGCCAAATGTCCATGCTCACCGTTTCTTCCACTTTTCTATCCAGCCACTCAATATCCTTCGTGAGTTTCTTGAGCATATCCGTGTTGGAAATCGGGAACTCGGTATCAAAGAGAGCCGAGGTGAAACGATTATCCTTGTCTTCTGGGTATCTGGCTTTGCTTCCGCCAAGGCCCAGGTTTGACTGGTCGATGGTAAACTTGCTGGCCTTCCCGCCCGGCTTGCCTGAGCTTACAGAAGAGGCATCCTGCACCCCTTCCGTGTAATGGGCGGTGCCATAAAAGCCGCTGCCAAGGTAGACGTGCTGCACGAGTTCCGTTGTATTCTTCCCGGTGCGTTTGTCCACGATAGTCGTTTCTTCCGATGCCAGATATTTGTCTCCTCCGGTATCGGCATAGGAGTACCTCGTATAAGAGATGGAATCTGCGGTTTCCGCATTCTTTGAAGTGACATAGCCGTCCCTATAGGAATAGCTTGTGGTTTCCGTCTTCCCGCCGATAGTAATAACCGAGCGGACGAGGTAGCCACCGCTATAGGTACACTCCGCCTCCCCAAAGAGAATGGTCCCTGAAAATCCCAGGGGCTCTATGGAAAAGCTGCTATGAGCCGAGGAGCTGGAGCCTTTGCCGCTCCATACCGAGCGCAGAATCTTTTGATTGACTTCCGGCCGGCTGTGCTTGGCCCCTGTAATGTCGATGCTGTTTGGCTCCTTCCCTCGCTGAATAATGTGCAGTGTGTTTCCACGAATAAACACATTGATCCAGCGCTGAGGGAGATTCCCCGCCCAACCAAAAAGACTTCCCGCCAGGTTTTGGATGGTTGCTCCCGTCCCTGCATAGGAATCCGAAGGATAGAAGTCATCAAAATGGGCGTCCAGGTGTTTTCCCAGCACCTTTGCGATTTTCTTTGCATGGTCTTTAGCGGTCATACTGGTATTGGAGTAATAGGTAAAGGGCGTATAGAGCAGCTTGTCCACGTCATACATGCCCGTCACTTTATGAATGAGCCCGGTATGGTCTACTTCATAGGCATACATGGTGTAGGGGAAATCCAGAATCTTTCCCTGGATGGCATCTCCCGGCTTAATGGAATGGGCAAGCTCGATATTGAACACATCAGAAATGGTTCCCTTCTGAAGGCTAAGGCCAATCTGTACCGGGTACATATTCTCCATGCGAGCAGATACAATTCTGGACATGTCGCTATCCGCTTTACTTGCGTACTTTATATCCCGGATGGTGTCAAAAGCGCCGGAGTCGTTTTCCGTAATATTCCGGATAAAGTCTGAGTAAACCATACTCCCTACGGAGACAGAACGGACAAAGTCCCCTCTCCCATAGTCGGCACCGGTGTAGCGGCGAGTGTCGCTGTTAATCTTCTCATTGATTTTCACATTCCGATGAAAGTCGAAATTGCAATTATCTACTTTGAAAGGTTTGTCTGTAATGGTCCGTACTACGTCGGATGCCATCTCGACCGTTCTTGCAGCAATAGAGCGTATGGTATCTGCCCGACCGACATCTTGCACGGTATCAGAAGGCTTCAGCGTGATATAAAGGGCGGTGGCTTTTTGGGGCGGATAGTAGGTCACAAATAATTTATTGATGCTCATAGGCCCACCTCTTTAATCGTGCTTGGCTTCAAGAACCACCTTCATGGCGGCAATCTCCGTCAATTCAAAGGTTTTCTCTACAACCGGCCCCAGAGCCCCTTCTCCTGCAGTGATCTCGTTTTCTGCCGAGCCCAGGCTTTCTCCTTCCCCATTACAGACATCCACTTTCATGGAATTTACTACGCTGGCATCATGGGAAAATCCAACAGCGCTCGCACCCACAGCTGTAATGGTACCCACCGACATGGATTTCAAAATGGCGCTGTCTATGTCCTTGTAATTGACGTAGGCTTCCAGCTTCTGTCCTACGGCAGTTGCTTTCTTCTTTCCATCTGACTGCACCACAAAGTCTCCTGATTCCCTGGAAATCGGGAATTCGATGACCTTTTCCCCGATAATGTCATGGTCTGCAATGATGATGTTGGAATAGAAGATATTTGCTCCGCCATAGAAGGTAATATACTTGATATCCTCATAGTCATTAATATATCCATTTGCATGGCTTGAATCTTTGTAGACAAGGGCACCATCCACATAGAGCTCCATGAAGGATTTGTCATAATCCTTATAGGCGGAAACATGGACGCCAAAGGTATGCACTTTCCCATCCACCGTATTGGGCATGGTAATGGTATCCGTATCGGTCTTTCCCATATTCCAGGCGCCCATGGTCGTTTCATTATTCTGGTAGAACCCCGTGTTGATATGCGCCCCGTTCCCTACATAGATACGATTGTATTTATCTGAACCTTTGGAAGTATCGATAAACACATCGGCTTGAATCCAGACTTCCTTGATACCGTCCGGAATGTAAATGAGGCCGACGCGTTCTGTATTGGTAAAGGACACACCATTCAACGGGTTGTAGACCGTACTTTTTGTCGTGGCCCTTATTGCCAGATTTAGAAGCTCTCCATAACCCGGGTTGATATATTTGAACATACAATCACCGCCTTTAAGCGGAGGCCGCAATGGTCATATAGGAAAGGACACCCACCGATTCATCCCGCTGCGGAGCTTCGTCGGTTGTTGCCTGTACACGAATCCAGAACACCACGTTCTTGTCTGTGATGGGCTCCGTATATGTCAGCGTGTCTGCCCAATCCGTGGCTGCTTTCATGGTATTTTCATCAGCCGCTACGCTGGTAACCGGGGTGCTGAAGGTGCACTTGATATAATTCTCGGAATAGGAAAAGCCTGCAGGGGTATGACCGGAGCCTGGAAATTTTTCAGATACCGTGATGATTGCCCCGGAAACCGTAGCATTATAGTACTGAGACTTTGCATTGATGGCAGTGGTTATGTTGCTGGCATTTTCGTCAACGGACGAGCCAATGGCAAAATCCGTGCCAGCCTTCAATGTCACATCCCCAAATTTCCCCTGGTCCCCAACAGACGGCACGGCAGAAAGGGTATAGGTTATGCTTCCTGCCGTGGACTTATCCTTACAGAGAGCAAACTTTCCTGTATTCCCGCCACCAGGAGAATATGAGCCGCCGTTCCAGCTTCCCAGGGTCAGAGAGGCTTCGCCTACAGAGTAATAGTTCGAATCACAGCGAATGGCGCATTTGATATATTTCGTCTCGCTTTCGCTGGCATTTAATGTTGCAATAATCGGGGAGGTAAACAGACGGCCTTCCGAGACCATCGTCCCATCCGTTCCTCCCGCCGTTGGGTCATTTGTATAAAGATGATGATAGGTTGCCATTTGTCTACACCCTCCAAAATTCCATTTTGACTTTATGGAAAGATTCATGGCGTTCCACGTAGCTGTCTTCTTTAATCACGACTCGCATGGAATCCCACTCCCTTCCGGTAACATCTGTAATCTTCACTTTGGTCCTTGCCTGCCAATAGTTGTACACTTTGGAATAATTCTCATAGGACATGACGCAGGTGCAGCTTATCACGTCCCCGGCTTCCACATGGCCGTAGTCCTCGACGATGACGCCACCAATGGTCTGGTGCTGCTCCTGTCTATCGTCTGGAGTCACGGTCCAATCCTCCGGCCTTCTGAAGGCCACAGCATCTCCTATGGTTAGTTTCATTTCTCGTCACCGCCTTAGTAGCTTAAGAGCGAATTCTGCGTAGAGGACCGATAGGCCTCTATGAATTTATCCGCTGTAGCATCACTGAATTTTTTCAGGGTTTCATTGTTTTCAAAGACCCCGCCGTTAATAATCACGGTATTATTGACCCCCGGTACATCGTGGTATTCCCTGCTGCCGCGAATGACGGAAATAGAGGACTGGTCCAGCTTTCTCGCCCAATCCTGCGTTTCAAGCCCTCTCACCAGATTGTTCTGCACATCATTCATGACTGTGCTGAAGGCAGAAAGGAGGCCAGGAGTCATGGAATCATTAGAGATGCCAAGTTTCTCCCTCATGGCTGTCAAAACACCCACGCGGGCCTGGTTCATTCTCTCTTCCATGGTGCCAGGGCCGTTCATAGCATTCTTCACAATGTCCAGGTACTGCCGCTGCTCACGAAGGGCAGAAAGAGCAGCATTCTGCCTTGCCTTCCCCTTCTCGTTTTCTGCCCATTCAGTCGCTTTCACTTCAGAAACGCCCTTCCCAATCCAGGCCTGCTTCTCCCTCTCAATGTCATCCAAGCGATTCTGCAGCTCGGATTTCCACGAAGAATCAATCTGGGAGATCACATTGTTGTTGAAATCTTTGTAGACTTTGGCCTTTTGTGCTTCAGAAAGAGCAACAATCTGAGTCTCTTCCACGCCTTCCTTGCGAAGTTTCTCCGCACGAAGATCAATGTCATGAAGCTGGTTCTGTAAATCATTGTGGGTCGCTTTGTAAATTTCACTGGAGATATCCGGAACGCTGGGAGTGGCAGCCGCTTTTTCCTTCTGACGGGTGGCTTCCTCCACTTGTCTTCGGGTTGTTTCCGCATCCTGGGTCGTTCCCTGTGTTTCCTTGGGGGATTCTTTTGCCGCCTCCGGCTGTTCTTCCTCATTTTCTGGAAGTCCCCTCGCCTTCCTATAGGCCCACCGAGCAAAGCGGGCCATATTGACAGGCGTTGGCAGATATTCGGAAATGGCAGAAAGGCCGGGACTCACTTCTTTCACATCTTCAATAGATTTCTTAATATCCTTCAGACCATGATCCACGTCCTTTAGAAAGCCGGCCACATCTTTGAGGCCATCAGTCACGGGAGGAAAGGCTTCTTTCCAGATGCCGGCCACATCCATCACAATCTCTCCGGTATCTCCCACGATATCCATGACCGTTTTGATAGTTTCCTTGTTATCCCGGATATCTTCCGTGAGTTCCTTAATGCCATCATTCACTTTGGGAAGAATCTCTTGCACCACCGGAAGAAGAGCAGCTCCGAGCGAGCCGGTTACCTGATTCATCTCTATCTGCATTTCCCGCCAATCAAGCATCATTTCGTGGGCTTTATTGGGGTCGAGAAGTCCGGTGGTAGGAAGGTTTGCCATGCGGCTTTGGATTTCATACATCTGGGACAAAACCGGAACCAGCTCAGCCCCGCGAGAGCCAAGGGTCTGCGTCACATATTCATTCTCAAGCCCGGCTGCTGCTGCATTTCGATAGCCCTGCGCCAAGGCCAAAAGCTGCTGGTTTAAGGGCAGCATGTTTCCATTGGCATCACGAAGGGAAACCCCATAGGCAGAAAGGATGGCCGTCATTCTGGCACCGCTTTCTCCCCCGCTTTGGATGGTTTTATCCAGACGGATCAGTGCCGGCACAGCGCTGTTGGCATCCGCTCCGGCCATTTTGAAAGTGAGAGACATCTTGGCCGCTTCCGCATTGGTGGTGTGCATTTTCTGTGCCAGTTCATAAATGGCATTTCCGGCAGTCATGGCACTTTTGGCAGCAGCAAGGGCGCCGGCACCAACAGCGGTGACCACGCCTAAGGCCTTACCAACAGGACTTGTCAGCATACTCAAAGCCCCGATGTCACTCGCTCCTTGTGTAATGACGGACATGGCAGAAGCACCATTGATGATGCTATTCACCATACGGTTTCCCGCTGTGCCTTCTGTTCTTGCCCGCTGGGTTCTTCGTATCTGGGCTTCCAAATTGGCATAAGCCTTTCTTTCATTCAGGAGCCTGGTTTCGAGCCTTGCACTGGCAGCGCTATCCCGTCCTTTTTCCTGGACCACTTCCCGGTAGGCAGCAGCAGTCAGCTGCAGTTTCTGCCTCTGAATTTCGAGCTGCCGGTTCAGGGAAGCCGCCTGAATGTCCAGCGTTTTAAGGCGGTCTTTTCCTTCATCCAGTCCGGTGAGGCTGATATCCGTCTCTATTTTTATCTTCTTGTTTTCATGATTAAGCCTGGACATGGCCTTGTCTACCGTTTTGCCGGCCAAGGCAAAGTCACTTTCCAGGGAAGAAATATCCAGCCCCAGCTTGGTATAGAGTTCCGTCACCGTTTCTTTGGCCATCTTTCATCCCTCCTTTCAGAAAATTCCAACCTGGTCAATGGGCGTAAGAACCGGGGCACTTTCCAGCTTGCTTTGGACTACAAAGAGATCCAGCACGTAGGAAAGGCCCGTTTCCATGAGCTCCTGCTCCGTCCAGTAATATTTGCTGTGAATCATAGAAAGCCAGCCCATCATGGCTTCATACGGGGTCAAATGGAGTTCTCCGGCCCCGCCTCCCCGTTTGGGATTTCAGAGAGTTTAACATTCACCAAGGATACAATCCAGGTGAGGATTCTTCGGTAAAGGGGCTTTAAGTCAGTAATTGCCATTTCCCTTTCAATTCGCTCTGCCGTTACGTCTTTCCCAAAGACAGACGCCACAAGCTCGGCCATGCGCTCCATGTAATCTTCGGCTGGGATAGTATCCGTCCCCGCTTCAAAAGCCACAAAGTCATGCCAGGCTTTCACTTTGGGCGGGATGGCTTTGTAGGTGATTCCGTCCAGAACAATGAATGGTGTTTTTACTTTATCCATTTCCATCCTCCTTCTCAGGAACCATTACCGGAAGAGCCGGTATCTGTAGTCGTACCACTTCCGGTTGTGCTGCCAGACGAAGATGCAGCCGCCTCTACGCTTTCATACCAGGAGGTCGCCGTTGCTACCTCAAAATCTTTGCCATCTTCATCGGCCACTCTCTTCCAGGCGGAATCGTAGGTACGAACTACAAAGTGGCCGGTGATTTTTGCTGTATTCCAATGCACACTGGAATCCTTGGTCTGGTAGTTTTCCTCGGGCTCTCCAAATTTTCCCTTGAGAAGTTTCACAAAGCGCCGATTCCCGTTGGATTTCACCGATTCAAAGAGGATGGCCACATAGGGCGCCTCGTCCGTGGACTTGAAATCCATGACGCCTTTATTGACGGTATGCCCCAAGAGAGCCGCCATATCTTCTACAGAAAGTTCTGCGGTGTCAATGGTCACTTCAATATCTCCCAGGTAGGAAGCAATATCGAAGGGAGCATCATCGCCGTAGAGGGTATCTACCCCAGAACTTGGTTTGACATCAATCGTTCGAACGCCTGGAATGGAAACTGGCGTGTCATAGGTAACGCCAGTGGCATCGTCTGTTTTGAGCAGCGCGTAATGTAAATTCCTGACGCCAATCAGTACACCTTTACTCATATTCAACCTCCGCTACAATAAACCGAAGGATAGCAGCTCTTATCCTGCCATCCATAATTCTGTTTGTACTCTCCCTGGTCCACCCCAGGGAATTCATGATTTTTTGTACTCTTAGTACGATTTCACTATCTGATCCGTTACGGGTAAGTACTGAAATCTGTACTGTTACCCGCCTTGCGAGTTCTAAGTCGTCCCCAAACAAGTGAGGAACATCGGATATAACCTGATAACACAGTACCGGGTAACGACCAGAGTAGGACGTAAGATCTGCCCGGATACCTTCTTTGCCATCTGCCAGAAGTTCTGTGAGCTTCGTGTCTTTGGCTAAAGCTTCATATACTTGCTCAACCAGATCCATGGCCGCCTCCTTTCTCTACCGCCTTTTTCAATGCACGAACAATCCCTTCGTGGTATTCATCTCTGTGAGCATCCAGGGCCGGGTAGAAGAAAGGCCTATTAATTTTCGGACTGAATTCTACATACCGGGCATAGGGAACTCCGTTCTTCTTGTTTTTGGCATCAGCCACAATGCGAATAGCGGTCTTTTTCTTGTTCCAGGTCCAATGGATAGAATCACGAAGAGCCCCGGTATCCACCGGAGCCCTCGCCTTCATATCCTGTACAATTTTCTCCGCCATGACTTCCATCTCTTCTCGGATAGCATTCACAGCTTCTTCCCCATAGGATTCCAGGATGCTTTCCATATCCATGTATTTTCTTCTCATAGGCCCTCACAGATTCTTGACTTCTTCTACGCATTCCACGTAGGTGTATTTATGCCTTCCGCAGGCATCCGTAGGCGGCGAGATGGGTACATAGATTTCTTCATTCACCCTGAAATGGGTCTCCGGTGAAAGATCGGTTCTGTACCTAAAAACAAGAAGGATTTTTCGCGTGATGTGGCTTTCGCTACCCGAAGTGCTCATGCCGGTAGCATGGACTTCCACGTAAGCCCAAACGATAGGTCCTTCTGTATAGGTGATGATTTCGTTGCCACGGCTATCAATCGCAGCCTTTGGGTAGAGAATCGTAAGGCGGTTTCTGAAATCGTCGATAGTGAGCTCTTCAAGCAGCCGTTCTTCTGTGGTCATCAGAATCCTTCCTTTCGAACACCAAAGAGGAGGTAGCGAAGCATCATCGTGAGCTCATGGTAGTCTGCATTCTCCCTATGTTCATAGAGATAAGCCGTCCCATAAAGCACCGCCTGTTTCACCGAATCCCCCATGGCTTCCATCTCCTCCACTTTATCTGCCCTTATGACATCCTTGCAGAGATTTTCTGAGGTGGAAATCAAGCCCGCCACAAGGCTATCTTCTTCCTCCCCATCAATCCGCAGGTAGTTTTTCGCTTCTTCCAATGTGACGAGCATAATTTTCCTCCTTTGCTACTTGGAATCAGGTGCTGGCCTTAATCTGCAGGCACTTCACGGCTTCCGGCAGAACCAGGAGGCCATCCACACGTTCCTTCATAAGGTAGCCCACCATGCCGTTTCCAGCGAAGAGTTCTTTCAGTTCCTGCAGGGAGCGAACGCCACGGTCGCCAATGTTGTAGTAGCTGACGTCACCAAAGGCGATGGCTTTAGCCCCGGCAGCCTGCTTCGGTGCAAAGGCAGAAGTGTGAAGGGTATAACCCAGGAGGCGATCCGGTTCGCCGGCCTGGTAGGAAGGCTGCCAGATGTAGTTGTTATTGTTGTCCTTGAGCTTGCGGAGGGCAGCAATAGTCTGGTCGTTCATAATGAAGGAAGCGTTCTTTCTGTAGGGGCGCTTCAGGGAATACACCAGCTCGATCATATTGTCGGAGGTAATGGAGCCCGTAGAAGTGGTGACTCCTACTTCAGCATCGGGGAAGAGGCCCTTCGGCTTTCCAGCTCCATCCCCGTTCAGGAAGGCATCTTCCTCCGCATTGGCCAGCGCTTTACCGAACTGGGTAATAATGTAGTTTTCCAGATTGAAAGCGTTATCATAGAGCAGTTCGTCAGTGATTTTAATGGCCACGTGGAGCTTATGGGCATCCAGCAGTTTCTGTCCGAAGGTGGCATCGCTGAACTGGATAGCCGCGCCTTCTTCAATCCAGGCAGCAGCCGGCTTGGTGGCCGCGATGTTGATTTTATGTTCACCGCTGGTGGTAATGGTGGTACCAAGGGTTCTCATGATATTTTCTTCATCCAGCACATCAATCAGGCGGCGGTCGTATTCTTCAGGAACGAGGTAGCCACCGTTGGCATCGTTGCCTTCTTCCAGCACATCAGAAATCTGACGGAAGTTGGTACGAAGAGCGGTGAGCATGGAAGATTTGTATTCATCCGTTGCTCTAAAGCCGCCTTTGCCTTTGGGCTTAGATGGATTATTCTTCACCGGACTTGTGGTGGGCTGGTTCAGCTTATTATCCAGGGCTTCCTGACGCTGCAGGCGTTCAATGGATTTGGTATAGTCCATCACTTCTTTTTCCATCTTGTCATAAGCCGCAGCATCTTCTTCAGAAAGCTTTCCATCCTTATCTGTATGGGAATCCAGGAAGGCTTTTGCTGCTTCCCACGCTTTAGCTCTCTTTTCGTACAGTTCTAAAATGTTCATAGGTATGTCCTCCTTAATGAGAAATAATAAAGAGCCTCTGTTTTAGGGGCTCTGCATCAACACGGTTATCTTCTTTTTTGGGTTCCGGTTCCTTCTTCGGCTCTTCACTCGGCCCAGATTTAGGCTCAGTGCTGGGCTCAGATTTGAGCTGAGTGGCTTTGGGCTTTCCAAACTGTGATTTCAGTTTATCCACCAGGGAATTGGTGATAGAAAGGCGGGAAAACATCAGGGCCTCTGCGGTATCCTCTTTTTCTTCCTCCTCGCCGCCGGAATAAAGAATGGAATCCGCAAATCCAAGCTCTACGGCTTTCTTGGCATTGAACCAGGTTTCATCGTCCATGAGCTTGGAGATTTTATTGCGGGAAAGACCAGTCTTGAGTTCATAGGCATTCATGATGGAAGCTTTCACTTCGTTCAGCATGTCGATGGCCTTCTGCATATCACCCGCATCTCCAAAGGAAAGGGTGGCCGGGTTATGAATCATCATCATGGCCACGGGAGAAATCTCCACCGTATCTCCTGCCATGGCAATCACGGAGGCTGCAGACGCCGCCAGAGAATCAATGCGGACCGTAACCTTTCCTTTGTATTCTTTAAGCATGTTGTATATCTGAGCAGCCGCAAAGCAATCGCCTCCCGGAGAGTCAATCCAGACGGTAATGTCCCCGTCTCCTGCATTCAGCTCATCACGAAAAAGACCCGGTGTGACTTCATCGCCATACCAGGTCTCATCAGAAATAACTCCTTTAAGCTGCAGCTCGCGGCCTCCAGAAGCTTCGTTTTTACAAAATTTCCAAAATTTATGCTTCACTCTCGTTCCCCCCTTTATTAGCAAAAAGGCCTGCATCTTTGAGTTTTGTCATATTCCCATTGATCAGGTATTCATCTCCGCCTTCTTCCGCGGGAATCCGGTTCATATTTTCCAGTTCGCGGATATCATTGGCGGAAAGCCAGCCGTTCTGTCTTCCTACGGCATAGCCATTCATGCGGCTTTCATAGTCCCCTCGAAGAAGCCCGTCCAGGTTGTACTTGATGGTATACCTGGTCTTTTCGCTTGGAAGTAGAAGCGCCTGCGAAAGGGACTGCTCCCATCTGGCTACCCAGGGACCAACGGTATACTTCACAAATTCCAAGGACTGCTGCTCGATATTGGAGAAGCTTGATTTCTCAAGGTCTCCCACCATGTGAGGCGGTACCCTGAAGATTCGTGCAATCTCGTCAATCTGGAATTTCCGTGTTTCGAGGAACTGTGCTTCTTCTGGCGGAATGGACATGGGCTTGAAGGTCATGCCTTCTTCCAGGACTGCTATGTTATGGCTGTTCTTTCCAGAGAACTGGGCATGCCAGCTTTCACGGAGCCTTTCTGGGTCTTTCACAATACCAGGGTGTTCAAGCACTCCCCCAGGCGTTGCACCGTTGGCAAAGAAGGTCGCACCAAAGTCCTCGGCTGCCATGCTCATGCCTATCGCATTTCTGGCCATGGCGATGGGTGAATAACCGATAAGACCATCATAGCCAAGGCCCGGTATATGAAGAACCTGCCAGGCAGGAAGTTTTACCTGCTCATACCGATGACGGGCACCAGCTTCATCAAAGTATTTTGTGTAGGTATACACAAGGTTCCCTTCTTCATCCCGGTCCACTTCCATGCGGTCCGGCATCAGAGGGTACAGTCCTACCACCTCACCCATGCCGTTTCGAATAATCTGGGCATAGGCGTTTCCCCAAAGGAGGAGATGGCTCATGAGTGTCTCCCGGAAGATAAAGCTCGTCATTTCAGGATTCGGCTCATCATGGAGCAGAAAATACAGCGGGTGCCTTGGGTCTTTCTCCTTGCCGCCATCTTCCGTAAAGCGATAGACATTAAGCGGTATCTGGGCGATGGCCTCCGCAATGATTCTGACACAGGCATATACCGCAGACATCTGCATGGCCGTTGTCTCATTCACATTCTGCCCGGTGCTGCTCCTTCCGAAATGGAAGATGCTGCCACCGGTGAAGAGGTCCTTCGGCTTGTCCCTGGAATGGAAAAGCCTCTTAAAAAATTTCATAACCATCACACTCCTTTACTGTGATAAAATATTAATATAAGCATGCAAACCCTATAATTCTTTGCTTGGAGGATGCAATATGAAAAAACTTCTTTTTGCTTTACTGCTTACCACGATGGTCCCCCTATCAACATTTGCAGTTTCACTATCGGAATTGCAAACTAACACAAACCGATACACCAAAGTTTTCGAGGAATATGATTATACCGTTTATGTCGAAGATAACACCATTCAGTCTTTACGTTATGCCCCACCTTATTACACCATTAAATGTACTTACTACATTGCAGGTTATTCATCGAACTACATATTTGAAATTCCTTCCACCTTTAATTACAATTACAACCGTAATAAAAATCATATATTCTCTACTGTCATTAAAAGTAGCACCAGCGATCAAATCGATAAAAACTTGGTAAATGAAGCAATGATTAATTCAGGAATGCAATACGGGCTGACAACTTATAAGTACTATAATCTTGCCGGAGATTACTTGGGCGACGCGAATTCAAATAAAACTGGAAATTGTGAGCCTAATTCAGCCCCCTACGCTGTCGCTAACTACTTGTTCGAAAAATGTTATAACGAAAAATTTGCTTTTGATTTCCAGCATAACTAAATCATGAGAATTCCTCGCTCGTCATAGATACTTTCACCACCCATTCCACCGCGAAGGGCACGGTCCAGACCCATAATCATGGCAATGGCACCGTCAATCTTCTCGGTGGATTTTTCTTTGTCTGCCTTTATATTCCCTGCTGGGTCTGTCCGGATAAAAATGTTATCCATCATCCAGCGAAGCACCGGGTGGCCTCCATGAGCAATTCTCTTTTCAAGGACAATCTTCATGAGCTCCTTGGTCGGAGGGCTCATGTCTTTAAAACCCTGACCGAAAGGAACCACCGTGAATCCCATACCTTCTAGGTTCTGTACCATTTCCACAGCGCCCCAGCGGTCAAAGGCAATTTCCCGGATGTTGTATTTCTTCCCCAGGTCCTCTATGAACTTCTCAATGTATCCATAATGAATGACATTTCCTTCTGTAGTTTCCAGATATCCCTGCCGCTGCCAAACGTCGTAGGGCACGTGGTCACGCCTGACTCGTAGGTCCAGAGTTTCCTCTGGCACCCAGAAGAAGGGCAGAATCTGGTATTTATCCTCTTCATCTTCTGGAGGGAATACCAACACAAAGGCAGTAATATCCGTCGTGGAGGAAAGGTCCAGCCCGCCATAGCACACCCGGCCCTCGAGACTTTTGGCGTCTATCGGAAAGGCGCAGGCATCCCATTTATCCATGGGCATCCACCGAACAGACTGTTTGACCCATTGGTCTAGACGTAGCTGCCTAAAGACGTTTTCTTCTCCTGGGTCCTGCTGGGCAGATTCGCAAGCTGCTTTGACCTTGTCTATCCCAACCGTAATTCCCAGGGAAGGATTGGCTTTCATCCAGACATTGGGGTCCTTCCAGTCATCTTGCTCATCTGCCCCATAAATTACTGGATAGAAGGTGGAGTCCACCTTCCGCCCTTCCAGCAGATCTTTGGCTTTTTGGTGGGTCTCATAGCAAATGCTATGGGTATCGGTGCCTGCAGTAGTGATCAGGAAGAAAAGCGGCTGCATCCTGGCATCTCCGGAACCTTTCGTCATGACGTCGAATAGCTTTCTGTCAGGCTGGGTATGGAGCTCGTCAAAAATAACGCCGCTCACGTTGAAGCCGTGCTTGCTGTAGGCATCAGCGGAAAGGACCTGATAGAAGCTATTGGTCGGATAAAAAATGAGCCGTTTCTGGGAGGCCAGAATCTTGACCCTTTTATTCAAAGCCGGGCACATCCGTACCATGTCGGCCGCCACCTCGAAAACAATGGACGCCTGCTGCCTATCTGCTGCGCACCCATACACTTCCGCCCTTTCTTCTCCATCCCCGCAACAGAGGAGAAGTGCCACAGCAGCCGCGAGCTCACTCTTTCCCTGTTTCTTTGGGATTTCAATGTAGGCGGTATTGAACTGCCGGTAGCCGTTGGGCTTGATAGTCCCAAAAAGATCGCGTATGATTCTTTCCTGCCAGTCGATGAGCTCGAAGGGCTTCCCGGCCCAGATGCCCTTCGTATGGCAGAGGCATTCAATGAAGGACACCGCATAATCCGCTTTTGCTTTGTTATAGGTAGAACCTTCCGCCATAAATCGCGTAGGCGTGTAATCTTTCAATTTCCGGTTCATGGTACCTCCTTATACCCATTCAATAGCAGATAAATTATATTGATATTGTTGAAGAAGATGGCACAAAAAAAGCCCGCCCAAGGCAGGCTCCTTGTTTAGTTGTATTTCTTTAAAAGGGCTTCATAAAGCTTCCTGGCTGCTGCGGTCTTTGGGTGAATGTCCCAGCCCCGTTCGTAGGCGCATAAAGTTTCGTACCCTTTCATGATGAAGAGTTTGGAAATCCGGCCTCCGTCGATTCCGAACTCGGAGCCGATGTCATAATGCTTAACCTGGTATTCCATTCCGTTGATTGTTCCTTTTGTCCACATTGTTGTTTCCTCCTTTAGTAATCCCGGGGCTTTGTGCTCCCCTTTCTTGTGTATATATATCACTCTAAAGGTAGGAAATAGCAAGTCAATTTTTGTAGATTTTATGGGCTTTTTCACACATTTTCCGGAAAGAATAAGAGAAGGATTCTTCCAGAATATCCATCCTGAAGCCGAACCGCCGATAGGCTCTCCGGAGCAGGTTCCTGTACCAGACATCCGGTATGCCAAATCCGCGCTCCTCGTGCATCACATAAGCCATCCCCATGATTTCAGCCCCATTCCCTCTGCCCTGCGGGTTTTTCCCTTTCGTGACAAGGATTTTCACTTTGTAATAGAACCCGGGGAACCCCTCATAGCGGTCGAGGGCCTGTTCGTCCTCATCCGTAATGCGCCAAAGCACCACCGGCACCTGCTTTCCCTCTTCCTTTTCGATTGTGGCATAGGCCCCCGTTCCGGATCCCTTATGCATCAGACGCCAGCCTTCCAGAACTCCGGTTCCAATCATTCTTGAGCCGGGGCAGCGAACCGCCATCTGCTCCTCGTCCATGTTGCTTCCATACGCGATATAAGTCTTCATATTTTCCTCCTATTCCAGGCAGGGGTACCTTCCCCTCCTACCACCTGAAGGCGGCCTAAGCCGCCTCAAAGCGTTCGTGTGGGCCTGTCAGGCCGCCCTCCCGTATCGGAATGCCGAATCCCCGGGAAGGTTTTCCAGAAGGTGGTGCCGGCAGGTTTTGAATTCATCCCCAATGAGCCCCAGCCGAAGGAAAAAGCACCGGAAAGTATACTTTGGATTATCTGTGGCCGCCTGACGGGGGCTTGCCGTTTTCTGTTCCAGGGCTTTGGAGGCAAGGGCCATGCAGAACTGGATGTAGGCTTTCACCTTCCCGGCATGCAGTGTCGAGTTGAAAAGCCTGAACTCGATGGTCCCTTTGGTGAAAGTCGCGTGGATATTGATGCCGTGATATCTTGACTGGTGGTAGTGCGCCGACCGACTCCCTGCGTATTTCCGGTACCAGATATCCGCCAGCCCGTCCATCGTTTTGGGCTTTTCCCTGTTCAGGCTGTCAAGGAAATCCCGGTCTATTTTTTTGCAATAGTAGTTTTTGCGCCAGGCCGGAATCGTCAGCGCCCTGTAAATCAGTTCTTCTTTCCCGGCTACCAGGTTCAAAAGCGTCCGAATATTCTGCGGCTTGAATTTGTCTGCCCCAATGTGGACATGAAGCCCGCAGGATTCATTCACAAAGGCGCCCCTCTTCCGCAGGGCTCTCACCACTTCCTGGAGGGTTTCCATATCGTCATAATCCAGAACCGGGGTAACCAGCTCGGTGCTGTAGGTGCTTTCGGCATCAACCACTTCGCCATCCACCTTTTTCTGTCTGGTAAGGCTGCCGTCATACATGACCTTCCAGATGCGGCCGTCCCTGGCCTGCACTTCGTAGGTGTCATAGTAGTCGCGAATCCGTTCCTTGCGGGTTCCAAAGAACCTTGCAAGCACTCCTGCTGCTGCGCTGCGGCTAATTCCCGTCATCTCGATTTCGACTCCGATTGTTAAACCCTTGTTCATTCTGATTTCCTCCTTGCTAGAACATTTGTATTCTTTTCGTTGTACTATATATCACTCTGAAGCACAGTTATAGCAAGGAGAATATGTAGATTTTATCGGCAGTTTCGCATACTTAACACATTACACAGAATCAGAATTTTCCGGTAAATATAAAATGGGTGTATTTCTCCCGGTCCGTTTTAAGGAATTCCAGGAGGGCCGTGCATTTCAGCTCCTCAGCGATGGCTGTCACCTGCGGGAGGTCAAACATATTCGTGCGGCCCGTATTCCGGATCATGAGGATTTCCTTCCTCACTTCTTCCATGCCGTCGGTTACCGTGTGGAAGGAATCCGCGCCCGGTATCAGGGAAAGGGTGGAACGGTTTTCCCACCGGACCAGAATGCTTCCCATATCATCGACCCCCATCACAATGCCCCGGGAGCCGGGAGGCGGGGCCTGTATGTCATCCATGGAATCAAGGACCACCAGTACCCCCGGCTGATATCTGCGGCGGAGCTTCTCCAGTTCTCTTTCCGTTGGCAGTCTCATTTGGAAGCACCTCCTTTGAAAGCGGAAGACCCGCTCAGGTTTTTGAGGAGGACCTTCCTGGCATCCTTCCATTCTTTCCCCACCATTCCCAGGCGAAGGAGAAAGCACCTGAAAGCGTATTTCTCGTTTTCCACCGGCTTCTCGTGGGCATTAACTCTTTTCAGGGACCGCGCAAGGGAAATCATTCTTTCAATGAAGAAGGCATAGGCCATGCAGTCCGGGTTATCCGAATCAAGCTTGAACCAGGGAATGCTGACCACCTTGTCGGTCACCCTGATGGGAAGCTTGTCAACTCCGAAGGCCTTCTTGATTAAGGCTTCCTTTGCTGCCGTGAGCCTGATGAAATTGTCCAGGGTTCTGTCATCAATTTTGCTTCTGGGGTAGCTTACTGCGGCCCCAATCTGTTCTTCTTCTCCCAGCTTCTCAGTCTCAGGTGCGGAAACTTTGGGTTCTTCGGCCTGCGGTGCGGGTTCCATTGCGTCCCCGGCCCCGAGCGCGGAATCATCAGGCTTTTCCGGCGGAACTCCGTGGAAACCTCTCTTCTCCAGTTTCTCGAGAAGGTTTTCGACTTCCTCAGTATCTGCCCTGTCATCGAAGGAAAGGGCGCCGTTTTTGTCCACCAGGAAGTAGTCAATCCTGTAGGCAAAAGTCGGTGCTTTCAGGTATTCCGCACCTGCCCCGGTGATTTCGCTGATGGCCTTGACCAGGGCTTTCCTATCCGGCCCGGTTACATTGTAGTTGACGGTAAAAATGTTGGTTTTCATAGCTGTTTACCTCCTTTTTTTGTTACTACATATATCACTCTACGGGCCGGAAATAGCAAGCGAAAAATGTAGATATTATCGATGTTTTCAGGTATATTTCAGGTCAAAGAAATAGCCCGCCGCCGGGTTTGCCTTTTCAAATTCCGAAAGGTACCGGAAGCAGGCGCTCTTCTCGCCATTCAGTTCAGCGAACTGGCGTAGGCTCATTTTCTTGAAGAACCCGGGCTGATTGCACCAGCGGGCAATGGAGACATAAACGCCTCTCCAGGGGCTTTCCGTATAGCGGTAAAACCGCATGACATAGGGAAGGCAGTGATATTTGACTAAGATTTCTATGCGGTACAGCAGTTCAAAGATATCCCTGGTCCAGAAATCCCTGTCCCATTTCCCTTCCCGGTCATAGCCGCAGAAGCAGTAGAATTTGAGCGGTTTTTCCGTGTACTGCCGGGCCATGACAATCTTCCGCTCGATGAGCCTGGCATCTTTGAGGTTATCGAAGGCAAAGGTAAAGTCGCCGGCGTATTTACTGGTAAAAAGGAGTTCACACATTTCTGGCGTTAGAAGCCTTTTATCCAATCCTCGCTTAAACTTGAAGGGCTTCCCAGTGGCGCAGAGTTCAAGCAGTAAATCTTTCCACCCCGCATAGCCGAAGAAGTTATCGTCCAAAAGACTAATCACTTTCCGGCGGCCGTCTAAAAACTCAGAAAGCGGACTATGAGCCTCCACACGGTTATAGTTCTTATTGACGCAAAAGGGGCAATGCCTAAAGCAACCACGGGTAAGGTAACCAATGGAGCTATTGAGGTATTCGTCAAATTCCTTCGGTCGTTTTCCGGCGGCTATCTGCTGGTTCACAAATCCGTCATACAAATGGTAATCGGGCATATGGTGTTCAATGGCCTCCGGCAGCGGCGGGGCTTTGTCATAGAAGAACCCGGTCCCACCATAGATGACATTTTTCATTTCCAGTATTTCCGGTGGAACAGGTGTATCTAAAAAGACCTTAGCCAAATACACATTGTCGTATCAGTCAAGGTCTTTATAATCCATCTTCAGTTCCACATCATTCCCCCGCTCTTTTTCATAAGCGGAGAGCTTCATGCATACCAGGTTGGGAAATCTGTGCCGCTTCCTTCCCACCAGGTCCGCATCAATGATTGCTGTCTTTCCCATCTTCATTCTCCTGTTTTCCAAAATATGCAATGCCTGAAAGCACAAAGACCACACAGGGAAGGGCTACGCCGTTTCCCCACATCTTGTACTTTGTCGCGTCTGCAAACGGCCCCTTCAGCCATTTCCGTATCTGATAATCCGTCTTTCTCTTGATATTCTTTCCGGTGGCACGGCTGTATTCATCAAATACCTGCTTCCAGAAATCCACTTCTTCCTGGGGCGGGTCATCCGTTTCCAGTTCCTCGGCCCACCAGTCCGGAAACCCCTGCAGCCTTGAGCATTCCAAAGGCGTCAGATGCCGTACGAGATACATGGTTTCCTTCGATTCGGGCTTTACGACCGGGGCTTCCTTGTATTCCCTTGCGGTAAGAGTGGACGCTATATCCATCTGCGCGTTCCTGTACCGGGTATTTGAGGACAGATAATACACTCTGCATGGTTCAAACAAAGTCTGATCGTGCCGGCATGTCAGGGCGGAGCATCTGTCTTCCTGAGTCAGCAGTCCTGTCCCTCCCCCGCCTGCTGCAGGGCCGGAACGGATCTGAAGAATCTGCGGTTTTACATCCTTCCCCGGCTCCTTCATTACAAGCGGCTGATTGTTGCCCCCTGTACCAAGAAGCGCTGAAAGGCATGGTGCCGGCTCTTTCGGTCCGCTGAATCTTCCGTCCCTCCCATGGCTTTCAAAAAGCACGAGTGGGGTATGATTGCCGTTTGCCCTGAGCGTTCCGGACCTGCCTTCAAATACACTCATGCGAAGCCCGCCCTCATCATCTAAACAGATCTGGACTGGAGAATCAGTGCATTCTGCAGTTCTTCCGGCAAATGCTTTCCATTTTTGGAAGCCCTCCGGAGAATACCCAGACAGGTGCTCGGATTCAAATAATATTTTTGGGGCGCTTTCACCAGCAAAATCTGCGACAAGGTAGATACGCTGACGTCTTTGGGGAACTCCCCAATATTCTGCATCAAGCACCCTCCATGCCAGGGAGAAACCGTCTCCCATGATGCAGCCGGCCCTTTTCCATTTCTCAGGTCGAGCAGATGGTATGTCGATTTTTTTAACGCCGCATATTTCTTCAAGTACGCGCCGGAAATCTTCTCCCTTATTGCTGGAAAAGGCGCCTGTGACATTTTCCCACACGATGTATCTCGGATATTTTCCATTTGTCTTATCCCGCATCTCCTTTACAATTCTTATCGCTTCAAAGAAAAGGGAGGACTGTCTTCCTTCAAGTCCCGCCCTCCGCCCTGCAATAGACATATCCGTACAGGGCGATCCGAACGTGATGATATCCACAGGTGTGACATCTCCGCCGGACATTGTCCTTATATCGCCGTAATGCTTCACCTCCGGCAGGTGTTTCGTGGTCACCCTTATAGGAAACGGTTCTATTTCTGAATTCCAGACAGGCCTGATTCCCGAAAGAAGCCCGCCCAGTTCAAAGCCCCCGCTTCCCGAAAACAGGCTGCCTAATGTCAGCTCACTCATCCACCTTCACCTCTTCATAGCCGTACGTCAGACCATCCCGCACCACTTTGACATCTTTGGTGCTGCCGGCCTGCTCGATATATCTTTTCACAATAACGTCACAGAATTTTTCATCCAGCTCAATGGTCCTGCAGATTCGTTTGGTCTGATCGCAGGCAATGAGTGTACTGCCGCTTCCGCCGAAGGGATCAAGCACAATGGAATTGGTCATGGAGGAATTCATAATCGGGTAGGCCAGAAGCGGAATGGGCTTCATAGTCGGGTGGTCCTTATTCTTCTTAGGTTTGTCAAACTCCCAGATGGTGGATTCCTTCCGGCCGGCATACCAGCAGTGTTTCCCCTTTTTCTTCCATCCAAAAAGAATCGGCTCATGGCGCCATTGATATGGTGAGCGGCCAAGCACCAGGGACTGCTTCACCCAGATGCATGTACCCGAAAGGTAAAAGCCCGCATCAGAAAAAGCCTTCCTGAAATTCAAACCTTCCGTATCTGCATGGAACACATAAATGGAAGCGTCACTTGCCATATATTTCTCCATGTTAGTAAAAGCAGCGAGCAGAAACTGGTAGAAGGCATCGTCCTTCATGTTGTCATTTTTTATTTTCCCCGCAGAGCCCTGGTAGTTTACGTTGTACGGCGGATCCGTGATTACAAGATTGGCCTGCTTGCCCGCCATCAGAAGGTCATAGGATTCCTCTTTGGTGCTGTCCCCGCAAAGCAGCCGGTGCTCTCCCAGCTGCCAAAGATCACCCGCTTTGGTCATGGTTGGCTTCTTGAGTTCTTTATCTACATCAAAGTTGTCATCCTTTACGCCATCCTTCATGTCGTCTTTGAAAAGGTCATCCAGCTCCTCCGGGTCAAAGCCGGTCAGAGAAACGTCAAAATCCTCGCCCTGGAGGTCCGTGATAAGAAGCATCAATTTATCTTTATCCCAATCGCCGCTGATTTTATTCAGAGCCACATTGAGGGCTTTTTCTTTCTCCTCATCCATATCTACAACAACAACGTCAACTTCATCAATGCCCATATCTTTGAGCACTTTGAGCCGCTGGTGGCCACCGACCAGACGGGATGTTCTCTTATTCCAAATGAGCGGGTCCACATACCCAAACTCATCAATGCTTCGTTTCAGTTTTTCATATTCTTTATCCCCCGGCTTCAAATCTTTACGGGGATTATAGTCAGCAGGAACGAGGTCTATGACTTTCTTCTTTTCTATCTGCATACCGTTCTCCTTTTAGAAAATAAAAAAGCACCTCCAGGAAATTCCTGTGAAGTGCCATAAACTCTGTAATGCCTTATTTAGTTTTTCCCATCATGCGAACGAAGGAGCCGCTCCATAATGTCATCCTGGGGACTATCTCCTTTATACTCGCTGGAGCAGTTGTCCTTCACAATCTGATAAATTTCATCCCATAGGTGGTTCGTCTGGGCCATGTAGCTTTGGGACATGGCAACATAGGGACTCTGAATCGCATTCCCTGTGGTTGGATGTTTAGCAAGAAAGCCCCACTCTGTGACCGCTTCTTCGCACTGAATCCAGCGAGCTGCCGACATAGCATAGCGTTCCAGAAGATCCGGAGAGACAAAAACGGCGCAGCTCCTTTTGTCGAGCCACGCCCAAGTCTTTTTATAAATGCTTGCCGCCAACAGTTTTTTGCCATTTTTCTGCTTTGCAGAAAGCATTCTGGACGACTTTGGCATCTCTTCCCCTTTCAAATCTTCCATGTTTTTAAACTCAATCACTTGCAGCGGACGCTTACCCGGATTTCCTTCATTTATCTTGTCAGCAAGGGGCTTCTGAGGCCTTCCAGCACTTGGTCTTGCGCCGCCTCTATTGGTTCCATCCTTCGCCATGTCTCTCCTTCTCACCTCCTGGGGCTATTCCCCCGTTTGAAATCGCGTTTTTATGCGTGAGGGCCCTCGCCCGTTCCGATTTTATCGGCGTTCCGAGATTTTAGGCCCCCCTACCCTTTGTCGGGTGTGACGGCTAATGTAGAAACTTTTTATTTCTACCTTCACCGTTCGTTTGAAGGTAGTCGCTTGTTATGCCATCTGTCACCCATCTCCGCAGTGATTCTAGAGTGACAAGACTTACAAAGAGACATCAAGTTACTGAAGTCATGTGTTCCTCCATGACTGAGCGGTAGCTTGTGGTGAACTTCCTCCGCTGGTGTCATTCGTCCTTCCTTCAGGCACTGCTCGCAGAGGGGATGCGAGTGAATGTAAGCATCTCGTATTTTCTGCCAGCGTGAGCCATACCGCTTCTTTTCTTCTTTGGACCGTCCATATTTTTCATACTGCCTATTCACCAGCTTCTCGTGCCCCTCGCAGTACCTTTTCTCTGTAAGCCGAGGGCAGCCAGGATAGGCACAAGGCTTCTTTGGTTTTCTTGGCATCTCTTTACCTCCACGAAAAAAGCCCTCAGGATTTCTCCCAAGAGCTTACAGTACTATCATAACACAGTAATCAGCAAAATTCGTCCGCGATTTTACTCTCTTTGCTTTCCACGAAAGAAACCCCTGAGGTTTTCCCCAGGAGCTTACGTTATCAGTATAACACATCAAACCGTGGATTTCGTCCGAGATTTTACCTCATTTTCCAAAGAGAAGGACAGAAAGCCGGCTTAATGCCTTGTTCTTCTTGTTGTAGGCTGTGCTCCGTTCCACATGGAAATGGTCACAGATGGCTTCGATGGCGTCGCAGCGACTGACGGAATCCAGATAAAACGTCCGAAGGACATACTGCTCGTCCTCATCCAGCGCATCCCAGGCCGGCTGGAACCACTCCATGTAGGCCTTGGCCTGGGCATAGCGGTCACGAAGAATGGAAATGTCATCCAGCCCAGAAACGAGGCGGGCTTCTCCAGCTTTCGGGTCATGGGCTCCAGGAAGGCCAGTCACCTTAGGCGAACCTACGCTTTCCATATTTTCATAGGCTTCCCTGATCAGCCTATCCGTATTCTGCAGAATCGTCTTCATGGAGCCATAGTCGTTCATGGCTTCAATGGTTCCATTTCTCTTGTTGAAGTATTTCACCAGTACGTTCATGTTATTCTCCTTTCAGATTAGCTTTCACAGCCGCAATCAGTGCTTCCTGTGTCTTATTCTTTGACTGAAGTGCCCACATCACTTGTTCATCTATGGTTCCTTCTGTCACGATATGTTCAATGATAACTGTGTGTTTCTGTCCCTGCCGCCAGAGTCTTGCATTGGTCTGCTGGTACAATTCCAAGGACCAGGTGAGCCCAAACCAGATGAGTACAGAGCCTCCAGCCTGAAGGTTGAGGCCATGACCGGCAGAGGCCGGGTGAATGGCAGCCACTGGAATCTTTCCTTCATTCCAATCAGTGATGTCCTTGGAGGAACGGATTTCACGAATGGAAAGCCTTTCTTTCATTCTGGCCAGGTCATGCTTGAACCAGTAGGCAATGAGGATAGGTTTCCCGTTGGCTGCTTCTACCAGGTCTTCCAAGGCATCCAGCTTCCTGTCATGAATGCGGATAGGTTTATGGTTATCGTCATACACCGCGCCGTTTGCCATCTGGAGAAGTTTCCCAGAAAGGGCAGCGGCATTGGCGGCATCAATTTCTTTTCCTTCAATAGACAGGGCCATCTTCTTCCGGAGCTCGTCGTACACTTTCCTCTCTGCCGGTGAGAGCTTCACATGTACTTCGTTCATGATGAGTTTTGGCATAGGGAGGAAATCCAGGGACTTCATAGAAATGGTCATGTCACCAATCAGCTGGTAGATTTCTTTGGCAGCTCCTGGGCGAGGCTTGTAGGAAAAAACCATCATCTGGTTTCTCTTGTCAGGCTCAAAGAAGGCTTCCCGATAATGACTGATATACCTTCCCAGGCGCTTTCCCATATCCAGCAGCCGGAACTCCGCCCAGAGGTCCATGAGGCCATTTCCTGAAGGAGTACCGGTAAGGCCCACGATTCTTTTGATTCGCGGCCGGACTTTCAGAAGGCTCTTGAAGCGCTTACTGGTATGAGACTTGAAGGAAGAAAGCTCATCAATCACAACCATGTCGAAGCGAAAGGGTACTCCGCTTTTGCTCACCAGCCAGTCCACATTTTCTCGGTTGATAATGTAGACTAGGGCTTTCTTCAAGAGCGCCTGCCTTCTTTCCTCTTCGGTTCCTACCACCACGGAGTAGGTCATGTATTTCAGATGCTCCCATTTCTCGATTTCTGCTGGCCAAGTGTCTCTTGCCACACGAAGCGGAGCGACTACCAGTACCTTGCTGACTTCAAAGAAATCAAAGGCAAGGTCCCAGATGGCAGAAAGGGCAATCACCGTTTTGCCCAGTCCCATATCCAGGAAGAGCGCTGCTTCCTTGTGGGTTTCTATATGCTGAATGGCATATTGCTGGTATGCATGTGGAATGAATCTCATCCGTTTCCGCCTTCTTCCCCATCCTGCGTGTGTGCTATCGAATCAAGCATGGCAGGAATTTTCTCTGGGTCATCCAAGACGTATACGGAAAAGCCCAGCCGCCGAAGCATGGCATGGCGGACCTCCTGCAAAGGACGTGGCTTCTTTCCTGGGGCTTTGACTTCAACGAAGGCCATCCTTCCGCCCGGAAGAAGGATAAGTCTGTCAGGCATTCCGGAGAAGGAAGGGGAAACAAACTTCAATGCCATCCCGCCCCGTGCCTTGGTTTCCATCACAATTTTATGTTCGATCATTTTTTCTCTCATGGTTGATACCTCTTTGTGTCACCCAGTGACTCCTTAAAACATACCTTTCTATAGTAATTTTTAAAAAACTATCCTATAGGAAGTTATAGTATTGGGAGTCACCGGCCGTCACACATTACTAATTTTCATCTGGGTGACGGGCAATGCCTCCTCAAAACATAACTTTTCTTATAGTAATTTTTCTAAAAAACTATCCTAAAGGAGGTTTATGTTTGAGGTGGCATTTACCGTCACCTTTCTGGTTTTTCATCCGGGTGACGGAGAATGCCTCCTCAAAACATAACTTTTCTTATAGTAGTTTTTCTAAAAAACTATCCTAAAGGAGGTTTATGTTTGAGGTGGCATTTGCCGTCACCTTTCTGGTTTTTCATCTGGGTGCCGGGCTATGCCTCCTCAAAACACAACTTTTCTAATAGCAGTTTTCCCAAAGAAAGGTTTTCTGAAGGAATGTGGATATTCAAGCGTTACTCTTCTGACAAAAATTCCTTTACCTTAAGGTGAAGGCCCAGAATATAACGCCCGTCCTTCTTTCTTCTTCTTTCATAACCTCTCTGCTCCAAGGTTTTGATGAATTCGTTTGCAGTACGAACATATTCACCGGTCCTGTTGCAGAAGGCTCTGTATTCTTCATACAGCTTTCCTGATGAAACAAAGCTATTGGGAGCTTCTTCGCAGCAGTCTTCAATGAAATGAGTCATCCAGTCGTTTTCTGCACGATATTCGCTAATGGCTTTCTTCACGCAGGCCGGCTGATCAAAGTTGAACCCACACTGGATAGCTTTTTCGGCCCCTTCCATAATCCATTTCATGATGTAGGGAGAAGCATGAGCCAGAAGGTACTGAGAGTAGTTTTTGATGTCCTTTTCCCCGGTGATGGTAGCAAGGAATGGAATGACGATAAGTCTTCTCCAAATGCCCGCGTCCATAGCGCCAACCCTCGGCAGGTGATTCGTGTAAAGGACGAGAGTGTGAGAAGGCGTGAAGCTGGCCGGGTCCTTGTATTTTTTCTCAGCGGCAATTCTGTCGGTGGAGCAGAGCTGCTTTACCACGGAGGTGGAAATACGCATGCCTTCTTCAAGCTCGGCCGCAATAAGGAGGCGTTTGCCTTTGGCTTCGGCCAGCTCTGGTTTCACGTTTCTTCTGCAGTTCACGGTAAGGGTATCAGCAGAGATATTACCGCTGTAATTGCCAAGCACTCCTGCTATGGTATTCCAGAAGGTGGACTTGCCATTGGAGCCTTCGCCGTAGGAAATAATCAGAGCTTCCAGCTCTACCTGACCGATGGCACAAAGTCCGGCAATCTTCTGCACATAATCGATGAGCTCCTGGTCTCCGCTAAATGTACGGTTGACGGAATCCAGCCAGATTTCTTTACCCTCATCTCCTGGGGCAGCCGCGGTAATCTTTGTAATGAGGTCTCTAGCGTTGTGCTCCTTTTTCTTGGAGGTACCCTGCCGGAGGTCATACGTACCATCCGGGCAGTTCAGAAGGAACGGGTCGCTATCCAAGTCATCATAGCTAATTTCCAGCATGGGCTTGGCGGCCTGCAGAGCAGACATCACGTATTTCATGTCGCGGCGCTTCAGAATAAACTTCTGGTACTGCAGAGCCGACAGATAGTCATCATAGGCTTTGGCCAGGTCCTTTTCGATCTGTTTTTCCAGAGTTTTCCCGCCGCTCCGAATATCTTCAGCAGAAACCCCGCCTTCCTTTAAGGCTTTCACGGCATTCGCCAAAGCATCCTGCGCTTCGGCAAGCTGGAGGTCCAGGAATTCCTCCATGGCGCCCACGGCCCGCTGCTTGGATTCCACCCAGCGCTTTCCGTCATAGCGGAGGTATTCTGTGGCTGGAGTGTATTTCAGTTCGCTCCCGTATTCTCTGACCAGAACCTTGGCCTGGCCAATATCTGAGTAATCGGATGGCTTCAGGGGCTTTACGGTACCAAAGTCATTGTTGTACTTTTCTGGGCTGATATACCCTTCCTGAGCAGCTACCCGTTTCCCGAAGCGAAGGGCGCTCTGCCAGATGTGGTCGAGTTCCTCATCTTCCAGCGGCGGGTCGCACTTCTCTGCCTCGTCCATGAAAATTCCATAGGCTTTGTCAGTCGGCCCATAGCGCTTGATGACACGGCCGGCAAAGCGGCTCATGGTGCTGTTCCGCTGTCCTTTGGGGATAGTCCCGATTTTCTCCGGAGGCACTACCATTTCTTCAATGGTCTCGCTTCCGTCATGCCAGAGCACAAAGTCCACTGAAGTTCCATAAAGGAACCTGGCCGAGTCTAAGGCAGCACTGTCAAAAAAGGGCCAGCCGCGGCAGATCCTTCTTTTAAGCTGTGCGTATACCTTCTCATCGGTTGTTTTCTTAATGGGGAAATACACATGAAACCGGGGTCTTGCACTCTTCCCGTCTTTTTCTTTCTCATTATTCCTGGATGGAACAACAGCAAAGGCAGTATCGGGGAACATATCCTGCAGCATTTCAGGTTTCACCCAATCATCTGGGTTATCTGTATTGCCGTTATCGCAATCCATCACGACAACATCGGAAGCAATAAAGTTCTTCCTGCTTCTGTAGCTGTCTTTGAACTCTACAGCCACGTGGTCGAAGCCTGCGGCTTCCTTCAAATCCTCCGTATTCCGGATGGTTTTCTTTTCCGGATAGCGGCAGTTGGCACTTGCTCCTCTAAGAGAGGAAGAAAAAATATCAAAAATCATTCAGGTCACCTCACTAAAATACTTGACCAGCTTGCCCTTTCTCTGGGCGTACCGGATTTCCTTCTGCATGCCCTCGGAGATGGTTTCACCAAATACCCAGAGCTCAGCACACTTCGAAAGAAGCACAATATCCATAAAGAGGGCGAGGGGCCTTTCGGTCCTATCGTCCAAGAACTGAGGAAAATACAGATGCGGGGCCAGCGGGATGCACCCCTTGTCCACGGCATAGCGGCAATAATCCCTTGTCCTTTTCGTATTGCCTTCCACATCACCGGAGTATGGGGAGCAGATATAGACCAGGGGCTTAAAAGGGAACTTCTCCGGTTCAATGTTCCGGATAGCTTCGTAGGCCGTAGGGTCCATGTAATGTTCGGCATTACGCTTTGGGTCCAGTTCCATGGTGTTTCCTCATCATTTTCTCTGCGCATTTGTCGCAGAATACCGATGTGCCATAGAGGTCTCCCCCGCTGGAGAGCACATTCTCAAGGTCCACTGCTACCTCACTCCCGCACCGCGGGCAGCGGCAGAATACATTTTCATCGGTGATATCGATGCTGATTTCCGCACCGCCATTGATTCTTTCTTTGACATAAAACATTCTTATCCCTCCAGGTTGGTTTTGTAATAATTAGTAAGCAGCTGCTTACGGGTCTGAAAATCGATGCCGGAATAGAGCAGGCCAAAGTCCAGATGCTGCAGAACCTCCAGAGCAGAGATCTGCTGCTGATTCAGATACGGCCTGATGCTCTGTCCTTTGGCGATGCTGTTTTCCAGGCGGAACTGTTTAGCAGTCTTCCCCAAAACGATGCGATTCAGCATGTCGCATTCGTTGCTGAAGTGGTAGGGCTTGGGATTTTCATGCAGCTGGCAAATCATGCTGGTCAGAAGTGGAAACTCCTCTCTGGCGGTAAGCAGAGAATGGATGCATGCTTCCATTTCGTTGAAGCGCTGGATGTACAGCTCTTTAAAGCGCATAGCCTTGGGACCGGTGTATCCCATGACCAGTATCGTGAAGCCATCCCTGGTCATGAAATAACGAGGCAGTTTTCTTCCTGTGGAATCCCGATAATAGCTGAGCTCAAAGTTGAGCTCAGTGAACTCCTTACTCAATCCAGATGTGGATTCAGTAATCTTGGCGATGTCACGAAGTACGTTCTTGTGCTGCTTTTCGAACGCCTCAGCCACAAAAAGGCTGTCTACCATGGCCACGCCCCTCTGGTCTGCCAAAATACCGTAACTGTTTGGTGGAATGAGAACTTTCATAAATCCTCCTTTGTAAAAAATACAAGTCTGAAGGCGATTTACCTTCCATCAGTAACAGGACGGGATTCACTCTTTTAAGTACCAGCTTTTCAATCTTTTTTATAAAAATCACATTCGTAGCCGTCAGCCCGGAGAAGAAGTCCTGGTGTCCAGGGCGGTGTTCTACCCATTTTTTCGCAGATATCCGCTACTTTGGTGTCACGGCTGCATTCGATAATGAGTTCATCATGGACGTGCCCTGCTATGTAGCATTGACGGAGCGTCTTCATGGCATAGCAGAGAATGTCACGGCTGATGGCTTGAACGATATTTTCTACAAACTTGGGTCCATAACTTTCCAGCCGCTCCCACTTCTTGGTGGCACCGATTCCTTCATAAGTTACGGCTTCCCCGCCAAAGCGGTTCTCCCCTATCTGCGGTTTGACATAAGAAAGGCAGCGGCCGCTGGGGAGCTGGATAAAGAGCATGCCGCTCTGCCAGAAGAAGCGGATATTTTTAAGCGTCACAGAGACGCGCTCCTTGATGGCCTTCTTCACGGCGGCATCTACCTGCCACCAGAATTGAACAATATGAGGGTTGGCAGAGCGCCAAGACTGAACCAAGGGTGAAAGCTCTTCTTCCTTCAGCCCCATGTCGATAGCACCCATAGCCTTAAGAGCTCCTACAGAGCCACCGTACCCGCAGTTGTGTACGAGGCATCCCGATACGGTAAAACGGTGATATGGTCCGGCATTTCGTATGTCATAAACTCTAGTCATAAGGGGCTGGCCGTTTCCCTTTGACTCCACTAACGAGCAAGCTTTTAAAAGGTGAAGCCCATGCTCTATCACTTCTCCAAATGGCAAAGGTTTATTGTTTTCCAAGGCATACACGAGATGGTCTGGCGTAGCCCGAAGCCCTTCATACTGCACAGTTTTCCTTACACCCCGATAGATGACCCCATCATGTAGCACCCAGTTATTTCCGTCCCATACCCGGTCCGTCCTGGTGACTTTTTCAATAGGAATCAGTCCATGGTCCGTAATAACGAGCTCACCTTCTGCAATACATGCCAGTTCAGCAATCTTGCCTTTCTGCCGGAGTTCTCCATTTACACCGTGCTTCACTACCGGCACCCCAAACATCTGACTTGCAGTGGAGCAATAGATATCCTTCCCGTCTGCAAAGGCTTTAGACTTCCAGGTTTCCCCCGCCAGCCAGGAAAGCACGCGGGCTTCAATGGATGAGAAATCGGCCACAACGAATTTCATGCCCTTCCTTGGCACAAAGGCGGTCCGGATCAGCTGTGAAAGGACATCGGGAATGGAATCATAAAGAAGATCCAGGGCCTCAAAGTTTCCCTGGCGCACCAACTCCCGAGCCTCAGAGAGATCTTCCATGTGGTTCTGCGGAAGATTCTGCAGTTGGATATGGCGCCCGGCGAATCTTCCCGTGCGGTTTGCCCCGTAGAACTGGAACATTCCCCTGGCCCTGCCGTCGCTGCAGGCGGTAGTTTCCATGGCTTCGTACTTACGGACGGAGGACTTGGCGAGCTTCTGACGAAGCAGCAGGACTTCCCTCACCGGCTCGTTTGCTGTTTTCAAGAGCTCCTGCACGTTCTTCTTTCCCAGGGAATCAGTATCGATGCCGTTTCGGGAAAGCCAGTCCATCATCTGCATGACCGAGTTAGGATTCACGAGACCGGTCTTACGTTTCAGTTCTTCCACCAGGGCACTCCGTGATTTTTCGTCGATAGCCAGCGCTTCTCTGACGAGCGTCCTATCGATAGCGATTCCCCTGTCGTTGATTTCCTGGTCGATGTGGTATTCGTCCCACACAGATTCCGGCACAGGGTACCGTTTGAGCTTTTCCTGTATGGCCATCTCGACTTCCACATCCCTTTGGTTGTAAGACTTAAACACGGCCCACTTATCCAGAGCGTGATATGGGTAATTCCTAGTTCTCCCCCTGTTGATCTTGGTTGGCCGGCAGGGTGTACAGAAATAACGGATGAGATCCTTGCCTTCTTTCATCTTCTGATCCTCAAGGCGAAGAATGGCCCCTGCCCCTTCCAGTGAGAGCGGCAGTCCCATGTAGGCAGCCCAGATGCGGGAGCATTTCCACGAATAGGGAGAAAGGTACATCTTCATAGCTTCATCGTCCGTGTCGTCCCTTTTGAAATAGGAAGGGTAATTTTTCCGAAGCCAGCAAGATAAACACACCCTTTCAAACTGCGCATTGAACGCCCATTTTGTGACCTTTTTATCTGTTAAGGCATCCAAGACTTCTTCAGGGACCCTTTCACCGCAGGCGATATCCACCACCTGTACCGGACCGTGGTCTATCGAATACCCCAGAAGGAGAATGTCGAAATCCGGGGATTCGGCATAGCGGTACACTCCGGCCCGTCCAAGGTTCACGCTGCTGTAGGTTTCAATATCCAGAGATAATGTTTTCATGATCAACCTCCATATAGAAAAAAGCGGCAGGGTTTCCCCCACCGCCTTCCTTTACTTACCCTTTGTCCGGATTTCGTCACAAATGTTACTTAAAACTTCAATCTTTTGACTGTTGCCTTCAGCACATTTAATCAGGTACTCCATATTATTCCTGAGCTCGTTTTTCTCCTGTTCACGCCGCTCCTGACGTTTGGTGTAATAATCTGTGAAGAGGATGCCGGTGCTGAACATGCCGATAATGAGCAACAGGGAAAAGATGCCTTCAATGATTGCTTCTTCCATCACTGTTTCCTCCTATTAGCTCAGAAAATCTTCGTCATCGGCAGAAGCAAAGTCATCTTCCGCCCTTGCCTTCCCGCCGAGCGGTTCACCATCACGGATTTTCTGCAGGTTATTGAGGCCGCAGGCGATGCCTTTATTCCCGTTGGAGTTGAAGGCATAGAAGCTGATGGAGGCTCTTCCGTAAACCCCGCTGTATACTTCGGAGCGTTCGATGATATGCTGGCAGTCGGCATCTACGATTCCTGGCTTCGTAGAAGAGTTGGCATTGATGAAGTAGCTGTTCTTGTAGGCTTCGTCTCCGGGGCGTTCCAAGTCGCCGTCACGAAGCGGGGTCTTGATAGCTTCGAGGGATGGCACGACGCGTCCGTTTCCTTTGAGCTTGGCTTCCCCTTCTTCATAGGCTGCCTTGATGGAGGCACGAATCTTATTGACGGTCTTGGTATCAGACTTAGGAATAATGAGGCTGACGCTGTATTTGGGCGTTCCGCCGTTGATAGATTTCGGTTCCCAGACGTTGGCATAAGACCAGCGAGTATCTGGTCCAGTGATAACTTTGCACGGATTGACATAATTCTTTGACATAATGGTTTCCTCCTAATTTACATTTTTAAAATCATCTACTGCTGTATGCAGGGCTGGGCGCTTATCCGATTCAGGAACAAGGACTGGTTTGCCCTGCGGTTTTTCAATGAGTCCTTTGAGCAGTTCGTCGAATTTCTTCTTTCCGAGCTGCTTTGTCATGGCAGTAATCCCCAGCAGTTTCTTTTCATAGGGATCGAATCCTGCTTCTTCGACTTTGGCGGCTACTGCTTCCTCGCTCACATAGCGGCGGTTGGACCTACCTTCCACCAGCTTCCATCCTTTCCAGGATTTTCCCGAGAGAGCCTGCTGGAGAGCGTATTCCTTGACTTCTCCGGCCCAGTTGACGAGCTCATCTGCCTTGGAGAGGACGATTTCAATTTCTTCATCCTCCAGGGTGGAAGGTACAGCAAAGTCGTACTTAGCAAGCTCCAGGTTGTATTCTGCCCGCTTCCGGCAGGTAGCCTTGAGCTTGCAGAACCGGCAGTGGTCACCGGCCTTGTACTCCCCTTTGCCCTGGGCAGCAAGTTCAGCGGTCGGCTTCAAGACAGTTTCTGCCCAGTGGAGCAGTTCTTCTTTTGTCATGGATGCGGTGCTGACGTTTTCCCGTCTGGGCTGGAAGATAGTCATGTTGACTTCCTTGATATCGTAGATACCATCGAAGAGGGAAAGCGCTCCAAGTGCATAGCACATCATTTGCGAATTCTTCTCCGCTTCCACAAGGACTCCAAGGCCGTATTTGAAGTCGATAACCATCAGGGTGTCATCAGCAACAATGACGCAGTCCCCTGTGCCAAAGCCACCAGGAACCCAGCGGGAGAAGTCCAGCCGCTGCTCGACCAGGACAAGAGGGTCTTTGCAGTGCTCCTTTGCAGCCGAGAGACTTTCCATGATGAACTGCGCATACTCGCTGGCGTATTCTTCCATTTCTTCGTTGTAGAAGGTGAGGTCCTCTGTGGGGTCCTTCATCTTCCTTCCGAGCGCCTTCTTCACCTTATATTCGCAGAGGGTGTGTGCATCCGTCCCCTGCCTGGCATATTCGCTGGAAACATCAGGAAGCTTTGCACATTCCTTGGCAGAAGGCGGGCAGAGAAGCCAGCGATGCGCAGAAGATGCAGAAAGCAACGCATGCTTACCCGGCATGACCAATCGCCTCCAGTTCCTTGAGAAAATCTGCATACTTTTCCTCGCTGATACCAGAGAGCCGATCTGCCCCATACTTTTTAATCAGAGCCCGAACGTCTTCGGTGAATCCCAGACGGGACTTGTCTGCTGCGACCTTCCGGACATCTTCCAAGGTCAGCTTCTTCGGAGAAGGTTCAGATGCTTTCTTCTCCGGTGCCTTTACCGTCTCTCCGGTCTGCATAGACGCTGCGACCTTAAGAAGTGCCTTTCCGCAGCTTTCAAGCGCGGCAGCCAGCTCTGCGATTTCCTGCTTTGACATAGTGCTTTACTCCTTTCGATTTACGAATTTTTCTCAGAATCATAATGTTCATTGCCGCCTGCTCAGCCGTGTCGCTAATTTCCATCAGCACTTCGGCCAACTCTCGGTCGAGCTCATTGTTCCGGCGATTGACGTATTCCTGCATGCTATTCATGGCTTGTCCTCCTTTCTGAAGGCTTATCGTTTTCTTTCCCTTCACCAGTAACAGGACAAAAGCATGGTGGTTAAGTACCAAGAAAATAAAAAATCCGACCAGAATTTTTATCTGATCGGATTGAGTAAACTTACTGATAGTCTTTCAGTCGTTCATAAAGCGAATCGAAGAGGTTGTGTTTTCTCTTGTTGACGGCCTTCTGAGAAAGACCCACAACACGTCCAATTTCTGCCTCGCTGTACCCATGAGAAAACATTTCCAAGATCGTTCTGTCGACAATGTCTTTCAACCGGGCAAGTTCCTTATGAAGAGCCTGAAGAACTTCTTCCTTAATGACGGTCTCTTCAAGATTGAAGTCAGCCGCTGGTTCCAGTTCGTAGTTATCCTTGATTTCTTCAATGGAACTCTCCTGCCATGCATGCCTCTGCTTGCGTTTGTCTTCACGCCATTCCGGTTGCAAATAGGCGTCATAAATATCCTTGGAAGCAGGGATGAGAATCCCCCGTACCATACGATTCCCGATCTTAAGCATGCACACCGGTGCATTAGCATATTCGGGTGTAATAACTGTCCTATTGGTCACTTCAAAAGGGATGAAATAATTCTTTTTACCGTTGCTCTTGCTGCCCATGGCGGCACTCCTTTGTCACTGAGTGACAAAGCGAGGAACCACGTGGGCTGCCCGTATATGGCCATATCGATGTCTCCTGCGCTTAACGCAGACTCCATCCCGGTAGGAGACCTGTAAATTTTCTGTTCCGTCTCGCCGCTCCGGGCACCCTCGCGTCCGAGGATGAGCATTGAGACGGGGATTCGTTTCCAAGTATCCGTGAAAATTCTTCTATTTAGAAAATCACGGAAACGTGGAATAATTCTCACCCTTAAGAATTTGTAGTTCAAAGGGTGTGGTACAATGAAAAAAGAGAAATTCCTAATATTTGCTGATAAACGGTTGTCTTCGAATTCGATTCCAGTTTAGCAAATCGACCCTTGTAAAAATCGGACTGGTCGGACAGTGGCGGACTGCCACGGACAAGCCTAAAATAACGCCAACTTTTAAAAGGAGATGGGTGAATTGACCTTTTCAGAATTTGCTTCCGGATTACAGCCTTATTGTTCCGGTGGCTTGGATAAGGAACAATATTTCAACGAACTCATTGGAAATTTTATTCAAGATGCTGCCATGGATTCCTGTCCGATTCTTCAGAAAAAACGAGATACCAAGTACCGGTATATAACAGGAAAGCGCCAAATTACGCCCAAGGATGCTCTGTACCTTTACGAACATCGTGACAAGAGGAAATTTTCAAAATGGATTGCCGATCAAACCGAAGAATTCAATTCATATGAAGGTGTAATCAGCTGGTTGAAAAGCCAGGGGGAAAATAATACTTGTGCCGATGACGCTTGTGCAGATTTATTCGAGAGTATCGTATTATCACTTGCCAGCCCTAGCAGAGCGACGAACCATTCTGATGAAGAAAATATGCCCAATAGGGTGAATCCCAGTAAAAAGTACTATAACTTGATAGTTTCAAATCTGATAGATTTGGATGCAACAAGTTCAAGTTTCATAATGAGCTCAGACAGAGCAATTAAGGAGTACACTGCTGATGAAATAAAGGAACAGTTTGCTGATTTCCCCGATGATGCTATCCGAGAACTGCTAACCTTTCCAACCATCTTTGCGCATGAAAATGAAACATACGGCGCCGCTGGTCAAAATCAAAAAGCAGGCTTAGGCTACATAACAGCCATAAAAGTAAGAAAGGAGGGCATCATCATCAAGCTGTTAATCAAGAAACTATTTCCTCAGCAACTGTTGAATGACAACTTATTAAATTTTGATATTGCCGGAATTACTGGACTCGCAGAGCTGAACAGGACACACTGGGCAATCAAAAAAGTCAATTTGCTTGATGAACTACGAGAACTAGGTTATTAGATTCAGTAACTTTGCATTTCCTTCCACTTGTAACCTATCGATAAAAACCTTTTACCCCAGTGGAATGACGAATTAACTAGAATTGATAAATAAAAAGGAGCTACCTATTTGACTAACTCGTCAATATAGATAGCTCCTTTTAACAGCTCCGTATTCAAAATAGGGCTGCGTTGGTAACTCCTATTATTACATTTGTGAACTTAACTTTTTTGCAATATCCACTTGGGTCACAACATCTTCCCAAGGAATTCGGATAATTTCTCTTTTGCTACTCTTGATTTCAAGCATAACTTTGCTTCCCTCGACCACCGCATCAAAGACCCGCTGCCCGTCTGGCGTACCATCGTGTAAATTCCGAATATGCCTTCTGAATTCTTCCATAAGTCCTCCTTTTTTAGAATGGAATATCATTATCATCATTTACTTCCTGAGGCACGACATCTTCATTATCGTCTCTCATATAAGAGTCGATTACGGACCGGAACCCAGGCTTCAACTTTGGATGCTTCGAATTTTCAGCCACTACATTATAAAGATTATCTATGAAATCAGACAATTTTGAGTCCCCATAATCACTGCACAAAAATTGTGGGGTTTCAAGTATTCTAGTCATCCATAATTCTTTTGCGTAAGCATTTGGTTCATCTACGAACTGTACGCTTTTACAGATATTCATAATGTACAAAGAAGCGTCGTTGTTCATCGGCAGTCTGAAGCAGTCATCATGTATTACCGTATGGACACCGAAAGCATGTGATACAAATATGACTCGCGATACTTCCTGCGGATAATCTTCCTCCCCCTCTTCTGTAAATGTTTTATTTACAAATAGAGGATGATCAGGATTCCCATTAATATCTGTAGCTAAATCATTCAAGCTTTCAGCAGATTCTCTTTCCCATGCTAATAAATCGCTAGCGGTGTCTCGCTCAAGCTTTTCAAAAAAAGCCAGCAGGTATTTTTCAGTAGGTGTCAAAGAAGCTATGTCGATTTTCAACAAGGTATCAACACTCACATTGAGAACTTTGGCAACATTCAAAATAAAGTCGATACCAGGCTTGCTGCCCCCCTCCTTACTTGTTCTGGAAATATAACCGGCACTGACCCCGGCTTCATTTTCCACCTCCCCGATTTTGCGATTCTGACTTTTTATCAGGAAGTCTATGTTATCAAATAAAATTTTGGAATTGAAATGTTCCATTATTACCGCCTCCTTTTTACCTTACAGCATAATTATATATTTATTTTACCGATAGGTCAATAATTATTTTTTTATTTACGTTTACGTTTAGTAAACTCACGTTTGTCAAAAGCTTTTATCCAGTCAATGTACTCGTTGCGTTTATCGGGATTATTCTTTATTTTTTTCCGCCATTCTTTCGCTTCGTTAACAAGCCGTTTCAATACCTCAGGATAGGTAGCATCATTAGGGTGCCGTTTTTGCAACATCTTATACCGCATATAAAGTGTTCTATACAAATGTGTAGCTTCGTCATTTTTCATCTTTTCAGCCATCGCTATCTGCGCCCCAATTTCTTTGCAAGTCTTATTAGGATTTTGTGGGGAAGGATAGTCGCAATATAAAGAGTTAGTTCGACCTTTAACAACGAAATAATGTCCACAATTTTTGCATTTTACAATTTTAGCTTCCTTTTCAATCATATGGGCCGTTTCAAATAGCAGAAGAGACAAAGAAGATTGTATTGTATATAAAGAGACAAGCTCCCCTTCTATATTTATTATTCTAAAACCAATTTGCTGTACCTTGATAGCATCAATACCATAAAAGTTTAGGATGACTTCGACCTTCTTTTGGTGTTGCGCAAATTCAGTTTTATTCGTTTCATCTACTTCTGTACAGAATAATATATGAAATGCCCCTTTAAATAGAATATACTGCAAGGCAAATGCGAAGTAACAGTAGGAAAATACTCCGCCAATTGTATCTACACAAAATTTATCTGCACCAGTATTTTTTAAGATATATTGTCTCACTTGTTTGGCTTCAACCACTTCATTAGCTTCATGCAGCTTCTGAGTTATTTCTTCGGGAGCCATATTTACTAATTCAAAAATAGTAGAGTTAAACTCCGTTAAACACATCAAGGCTATCACTGGAGGATATCTTTCTAACAGTTTATTCTGCAACCAATCCATTGCTTCAATCAGATTTTCTATATTGCGTACACTTTCTCTTTTAGGGTAGGAATCAAGCACTTCCTTTAACTCTGCCGGCTCTAACCTTGCGTATTCGCACACTAATCCACCGATCGGATAATCCTTGATTATTCCTTGACAAAGAATCTTATTTTTTTCTCCATCATAAGTTATGGTCATACCATAGTCTTCCAA